TGTTACTGACGAACTCAGTGTTGATGGTGTCGCTAATCGAAGTAGTCTGTATGGTCGTACTGGCATACAGATGGCGTGGATCATTGATGAGTCGCTTGAGATTGACGGTATCAATGAAGACGATCAACAAGACCTTGTTGCGATCTACGAGACTTCAGGCGATGGAGGTACTTGCTTGCCGTGCATCGGTGCTGCGGAAGCTTCACCATATCCGCCTCTTCAAGGCCCGTTTCCTGGAGCGGTATGTTTTGGTCGAAGTCGTTGCAGGTGTAAGAGAATTCTCGTGGTAAGTCGTCATCTTCGAGTTCAAGTGGCTAGTGTTCGAGAGACAGCGTTAGCGGGTGGGCTTAATCCAAATCTCGCAAGCATTATCAGGAAGTTTCGTATATGAAAAGAAGCGGTTTTATAAAGCGAGGCAAACCGTTACTTAGACGCGGAGGAAGAATTAAGCCTGGGAAGCGAATGAAGAAATGGAATCAGGTATCGCAAACTGTAAGATCGGAACTTGACAGACGTGGAATTAACTATTGCGAGTTTGCTGGATATATTGAACACGATTGTAATGGATTTTTGGCACCTGTACACGCAAGGAAACGTAGTGGTGGTAGGATTACATTAGATGATGACGAACAATGGAAGAAGTGCGCGTTAGGTTGTCAGAACATCGGTCAAAAACTTGATGATCGAAGATACTTTTCGTCAGAGCAAATGGAACGTGTAGTTGAAGAGGCGATAGCAAGACGATGATTTGTCAATGTCCGCTTTCTAAGTCTTTAAGGTTTCTGGGTTATCGAGGATGTCAGGCAGAAGGTACGGAAATGCCGGTACTAATTGTGTTATCGCATCCTAACTTGGCGTTTCTAAACATTCAACCAATGCAAGTCGAAGTAGAGCTTGCGATATGTGTGAAGTGCTCTGAAGACTTGCGACCGCAAGATATATTGAACGATACTATTTGGAATGAGATCGAAACCAGATTGCGAAATAAAGGCTTGCAGTTGATGCCTGAACGAGAAGATGTCCTCTTGGCGTTTGTTGGAGTCGAAGAAGCTCAGGTTGTAAAGTTTTCGGGAATAAGCGCGATAGTTGAAAATACTACTCGTGCGATACTGTGAATGTCACTTCGAAGTGACACTTGACACGTAGTGACCGTCATAGTAGAATAACCACACTTTGCCGCAGAGTGCATAAAGCTCACTTTTGCAGCCCCAATAAACGGGAGATCAATCAATGAAAGTACGGGGAAAGAAAAAGAAACGTAGTGGTGCGTCATCTGAGGCTGATGAGCGCGAGCGTCAATTAGCTGAGGACGAGGGAGAAGATTTCGAGTTTGAGATAGACGAGACACGACTTGCGGCAAACCTTCAGACTTATCTTCAGAAGCACGGAGGTAAGACTGATACGAATGCTGATCCAGCGGTTTCGGCTCTCTTTCGCGATGGCTTGAAGTCTCAAAAACGTGCAAAGCATTGGCGTGAGTTTGTATTAGCGATTTCAGACGCAACAGGGCTAAGTATTGACGAACTGGAAGAGCTTGCAGACGATTCACGTGTTCTTAAACCGGAGGAAGCGAAGGTTTGGGATGCGTTTATTGCTTTGAAGCTTAAACCGGAAGAAGTCGCTAATATCGTCAAGAATCACGATGACCTAAAGACAAGAGTAGCCAAGGCTGAACGTGCTAACGGTATAGCAACGGCTGCGAAGGTTTCCCACTACAATTCTGATGCGCTGTCTCGCTTACTAGATGCTGACAGCTTGCAAATCGAAACGCGACCTGTTCCTTCTGGCGAGGAAGGTAAAGGCGACGTAGACCGTGCATTTGTCTACAAGCTCGATAAAGACGGCAAGAAGACAGATGAGATACTTCTCACCGAGTATGCCAATAAGAATTGGTCGGCCTTTAAGGCGTCACTCCAGAGTGACAACGAGAGCGGTGATGAAGAAGAAGGTGTTACGTTTGTCAAGCAACCTCCGAGTGATTCAGGTGGAAAGAATAAGGGGAAGGAAACGGTTGTGGCTGCGAGAAACTATCTCAGTGGCGCTTACGGTACGTCTAAAGAAAAGACGACTTAGGCGCGAGGGAGTAAGGTAAGATGGGGAAACTAGTCTTCACGCCGTTTGCTCAGAACGATCCAGGAGATTTATGGATTGGCGACTTTACAGGTCGTGAACATAATCTTCCTGGCGGTGCGAAGGTAGACGCTTCCCAATTCCTTGCTGAAGATGCGGTCAAAGTGGAAGTAGACACGGCAGGGGCAGCGGGTAATGCAACGGCAGTGCCTGTGATTGCTCTTTCCAGGGCTATTCCCAACGGTACAACGCTACATTTTGGATCGAAGAAGTTTGCCAAGCTGACTGCGGGTGCAGCGGCAGGGGCAACGTCTTTGACTGTTGAGGCACTTCCGACTGCATTAGTCGCAGGGGATCAGGCCGTGTACGCTGGTACATTGCCGAAGCGGATACCATCGGGCACACTTCTTGGTCGAACCATTGCCGAAAGAAACGCGGGTACTGGATTTGGCCCGTGGGTTAACACTGACGAAGAGACGTACTTGCTTCTTTTTGACATTGTTGATGCTGCGGATAATCCGGAATGCGAGTTGTATCGGCAAGGGAGCTTGGTCAAGGAAAACTTCCTTCCTTCGTGGACTGACGCTACAATCTGGACAGCGGAAGCCAAGGAGGAAATGCGATCACTGTACGAAACCACACAGGGGGTGTCATAGCTTATGGACATTGCATCGTTACTTGCGAAGATGATTCGCGATGGTGTCTTTGCCCTTACGGCGAATGACCCTCGCATACAATTTGGGACGCCGCGTAGACAGTATCTTGGAGCTACGTTGCTTCCTGAGAGACAAACGGAAAACGCATTCACCGATTCCGAGATCAGGTATCGGAGCTTGCTTGCAAACGCTGGTTCTCGCTACTCGCCTGTTCAGCGTAAGAACAATGGACAACTCGTTGGTCAATTCCAGGTGACTCTTGGTAATCAAGACATCGGTTCTGAATTTGCCGGCCCTGTATTCGATGCTTTAATCCTTCTGCTCGGCAGAACTGGAGCGGCACCGTCTATTCAGGCTGAGGCGGAGATTATCAGGTTCACTGATTTGACTATCGTGCGTCCATTGGTTGAGCTAACTGAGCTTACGAGATGGCAAGCGTTGATTGACGGTCAGGTTGAGATATACGGCGACAATGGATTTCACGATGTTGTGACTTATCCGAATACGACTGGTCAGCGCGTTAATACCGTTGCTGATTGGACTGACCCGGATGCAAACATTTGGGATGACATTCTCGAACGACATCAATTCCTCGTTGATCAGGGCTATCAGGTTAATCGAATCATTACAAGTCGAAGAGTCGTGGGCTTCATCTCGAAGAATAAGGGTGTAGCCACACGAACTGGACGGTTGATCATCATTGGTGGAGCAAGTGAAACCCTTACGGGTAGCGTTGCGTTGGCAGATATCAATCAGGCATTATCAAATGACGGTCTGCCACCGATTGAAACCTACGACTTGCGCTATCAAACCACTTCGTCAGGTGGTCGATTTATGGCTGATGACGTGATGATCTTCGTTTGCGACACTGGACGTGATGAAACGATTGATCTTGGGCCGGACGCAGGACAGCGGTTTATCACTGGTACTCTCGGTTATATGGCTATCGGTCGAGCAGCAGGCCAAACAACCAAGGGTCGTATTGTTCACGTCAATCCCTTCTTGACTACGAAACCTCCAAGGCTCGAAGCTGAAGGATGGCAGACTTCAATGCCCGTCCTTCAAGACCCACAAGCCTTCGATGTGTTGAAGGGAATTGGACGACACTTCTAAAGTGTCACTCCGAAGTTACACTAAGTAAATTTCGGAAAGGGGAAAGATCGTGGCAAAGACACCAGCCAAGAAAACTATTCGGCGAATACTTCTGTCGGATGACTTTGTTTGGAACGGTACTGTTTATCCTCGTGGCTTTGTCAAACTTGGAGAAGTTCGCCTGTCAACTTACGGTAATAAAGTAATCGTAACTGATGAGATACTTAATCGACTTCAAAGGGCCGAAACAAGCCTTCATCCACCGAAGGAAGTTGTCGAGTCTGAAGAAGTAGATCAAGACACTCCGTTGCCAGAGGACTTTCCAGCGTATGACACTTTGATCGAGGCCGGTTTGTTGACTATCGAGAGTGTCAGAGCTAAGAGACCGCCTGAACTAATCGCATTAGGGATACCACCTGATGTGATAGTCGAGATTTCCGAAGCTCTTGATGCCGAAGACTAGGGACGGTAGGCTGATGTGCTCATTACCTACCGTCTCTGGAAGGAGTTTGATATGAAAGGTGAAGCGGCACAGCTTCGAGCCGTTGCAGCAGCTTTAGAAGATACGAGCAACGAAGACTTGATTGCTGATGGTTCGATTTCGACTGCTAAGCTTGCTGATGGTGCGATCACAAAGGCGAAGCTTGGAGTTGACGCTGGTTTTGCCGCGCTCATAGCAGCCGGTTTGGGAGTATCACAATCGTATGCAAAGGCGTTAGCTGGAGCAGCGAATTTACTCTTTACTCAGGATGCGACAGCGCGAGTAGTTCTAGTCGTTGTTCACGTTGATGAAGTAATGGCAGCGGGATCAGGGACAGCGCCAACTTACAAGATCGGCGAAGTGGATACACCGGAGAAGTTCATTGCAGCAGCGACTATCGCTGGAAAGGCAGCGGGATCAATTCTTGTTGCAGCGGGTGCGCTCTCGGCCAATAAGAACTTGATCGTAACTAACACTCCTGCTGTAGGAAATGGAACGGGTGGAATCACAGTGACTGTTTTGATTCTACCGGCTGCGGCGTAACTTCGGAGTGACACTATGCCCACGCTTGCGCAGATCAAGAGTCAGTCAACGGATATCTTCGATGCGAATGAAGTGGACAAGGTTCGAGAGATCATTCGCTTCAAAGGTACTGGAACGCAGTTAGCACAGGTTCAATCGATGTGTGAGGCACTAAGTCTTGCACATCGACAGTCTGTGCGAGCTTTTATTGAAACCTGGGATCGTACAGGTGATTCGACTGAAAAGATGCGTGGTGGTGTCAAAGGCTTAGATCACGATGTCGAGCGTAATCGTTTGTGGGTTACTAATCAGGTTCGTATTTTGTTAGGACTCGATGAATTGATTACCGAAGCAGAACGAGAAACTTTTTCAACTGTATCGGAAGCTCGACCGAGGTGGTAATGGCGCTTGATATAACGCCAATTGAAGCAGTAGGACTCAACGTACAACGCAATTTGTTTTTAGGCGATCGTACTTTGAAGATTCTGTCGCTTGCTTCTGAAGAGGATCGTGGATACTCTGAGGTTACGACTATAGCGGATAACTGGTTTGTCGAAACTGGTTCGCCAGGAAAGCCGCTTGATTTACAAATTGCTCAGATCGATCCAGTAACAAAGGATCAACTTCGTAAGGCTGCATTTTTTGCACTCGATGATGCTGTTTATCGAGTAGTTGATAAAGGAGTCGATCAGCCGTTTGGTGAATCGCTGATTTGGGTGTTTCGTATTGAGCCAACGACTGAGACTTTCTCGTAATGCCAGTAAAGTTTTTCAAGAACGTAAAGAATTGGGAACAGTTCGAGATTGTATTAACTCGTGCTATTACTAAAGCCTTTACGTACTTAGGCCGTACTCTTAGCCGTTCAATTGAGCGAAGGGCTGAGACTTTTCATTTTACTCGTGATTATCAACTTAACGTCAGATGGTTAATAAGTGGTCGAGGATTAAATACTCGTTTTGAGATGTTTGATACTTCTGAACACGCCGATGTAGTTGAAGGTGGTCGAGGTGCGAATAAGAAAGCTCCACCTGTCGAAGCGATTATGTCGTGGGTTGCAGTTAAGATACATCCACGTCAGAAGGAACTGCGTGGAACTGCTTTTGTAGTTGCGAGATCGATAGGTAGAAAAGGCTTTCCAGGGCACTTTCTTTTCCGTGATGTGGTGGGTCGTAATCCAGCGGCGATGAGAGATGCTTGCAAGATAATCGAGACAGAAGCAGCGATTGGATACAATGCCTAATCAGGAAGCGATAGGCATAAAACTCAAGACGGGTTTTGAGTCCGTTGAAGACACTGGTAAGATTTTAACAGAGTTTCGTACTGCTGAAAATCTTGATCAGATGTTTGCGATCATTGCTAATCAAAATAATGGAGTTTGTCACGGCTGGTTAATAGCGTGGACTCAGATACCGCAACAAGCTGAAGGGACAAACGATTGTGAGGTAGACGTAACTTACAGGTTTAAGCTCGGAGCCTTTTATCCGTATAAGCACAAGCGAGAAGATGGTAGTACGTCAGATAAGAAGTTTCGCTTGATGGTTGAAGCGGTTAACGATTGGCTAAACGAGAATCGAGGACTAGGATTTCAAGTCGAAGGACATTCGGATAGATATGTGAATCATCAATTTTTGCAAAGTCAAAGCGATTTCATCGTAGCTGTTTGGTCACAAGGTGAAAACGCTATTCGAACTCATTTTGCTGAGTTTATCCTAGACGTTGTAGTGACCAGGGTTTACTGAAAGGAGAAACGCTATGGCGAAAATTCTGTTGTCAGGTTCCATCAAGACAGTCGGAGATGTAGTTCCGTTTGAAATGTCCGAAGAACAAGACGGTGCAATCTTTGGTGATATCGTTGTTGCAGCGGGTGCAACGGTAGACATCGCTATTGCATTTGTTAAAGCAAAGATTGCCTTCTTCTTTATGGTTGCGGATCAGAACGTGACCGTGACCTTTGAGAATGGAGGTACAGCGGATTCATTCGTTAGGCCAGCGACAAAAGCATTCTTCTGGTCTTCGTCTTTAGGACTTGTGAATCCATTCACGAGTAACGTTGTCAGTATGACCGCGCACAATACCAGTGATACTGAGACCGTGCTCAAGATTCGCGGTGTCGAAGATATCTCTTCGTAACTTTGAAGTGACGTTGGAGGTAAAAAGATGACAATGCTCGTATCACCTCGTAGTTCGCAGTTTCGGGTAGTGAGATCAGCCTGGAAAAAACAGACTGATATCGATACTCCGATTCCGCTGAATGAAATTCTAACGGCCTTCAATTTAGCCGACAAACAAGTCCTACAAATTGAAAAAACCAGAGAAGCGATTCTCGATTGCTCTGGTCAATTCAGACTCGGTTATCGCAGTTTGACTAAGCTTGGTCGATTGCCAATGTCAATCGAGATTGACCCAACAACTTTGGCGGGACTACTTGCCTTTGCTTGCGGTAAAGCTGCTGCGCCTTCTGGAAACACTAGCGCGATAACGATCCTGGATGACACAGAGTTCGATCTTCCGATGACGAGCTTTGTGACAGGGTTTAAGGGCGGCGCTTCTCCTGGTCAATGGTTTCAGAGTGCCGTGCTGAATGAGCTTCGATTTGGTGGACGGATACGTGAGAGAATGAAAGCAACGGCTGATTGGGTTGGTCGTGGTGATCGTCCACCGGCAACAGGGTTTTCTTATCCCAATTGCTCGGCTTATACTCCGTTGCTGTTATCGGATGGAGCGTTGAGTATTAACTCAGTCGAGTATTTACTCAAAGCATCAAATCCACCTCGTCGTTCAACTCAATTCGAGATGTTGATTCAGAACAAGGCGCTAACTTCCGATGATCCGTTTACGTTAGGTGATGATCAGACTCACCGTATGCAAAGGGCCGATCTTCGCGAGTGGCAATTTAATTGGAAAGTCGAAGGCGAGGAAAGCGACTCACTTCATTCTCAGGCTGTTGCGGAAGATGAAGTTGAAGTTATTTGGAGAATCGGTGGAGGGCCGGACTCTACACCTCCATACGTGGTAGTGACAGCGCCTGTCTGCATAATGCGTGAAGACGCTACTCCAAGTAATTTCGAAGGTGAAGCAAATCGCAATGTGCTCAACATAGTGCTTGAGCCGAAGAAGGTTTCTGGCGACGCTACGACGCCGTTTACTGTCTCTGCTGTAATGAGCAACTCAACGCCGTTCCTTGGCTAAGAAGGGGAAAAGGATGACTAGCGGGTTTACGAAAGAAAAAATTCAACACACGGTCAGGCTTGAACTGACGTTGCCTGATATCTACAAAGACGATGACGGTGTACCATTTGTCTTTGTAGCGTATATGCAAGTTCAGGCTCGCGCGGCAATGGATGAGATCGAAAAACAGCAAATCTTGCAAGAGTGGGATCGTGATAGACGAAACCTTGAGATATTTGCTGTATTGACGGAAAAGCTTGAAGGATTCGAAGATTTGCTTGTGTCACCTCAGAGTGACGAAACTATGGCTGATACGATTCGGAGGTACTTTGGGACACCGGATATGTTCGTGTTTGTGAACAGCTTTGTTCGCTTGTACGAATATGCGATGGTGCCCCCGCAGCTTTTTCGTCGTCTTTAGAATCTTTGCGTGGCAGTTTACGTATGCTCAGGATATGGCGCGGGAGCTTGGCCCTGCGTTTTATTGTCCTTTATGTGAACGGCCAGAAAAGGACTTACCTCGTGGGTGTCCGCAATGTCAATTGACAGAAGTTCAAAACATCTTGTATGCGGTAACTGTTGAAGAGGTACTTCGTCGTAATAGGTTTCAGGAAAGGTTTCAGCGATGGGGATCAGTTTCGCTTCAACAGATCGAGCGATTGCATAGTCTAGTTTCGAAACTGATGACGAATGATGTGGTCTGGCGAGGATCATCGCTATTACTTGCGAAGTTAGCCGACATAGTACAAGGCGAACGGACTCAAGCTGAACGGGTGAAGATATTTAACGCTGAAGCTGAGCTAAGGGCGCGAAATAAGTAATGCCGAACAAAGCCAGAATCGAGATAGAAGTTGATGCTTCGGGTAAGGTACGAGCTACCGTTAAAGACATTGACGGATTAGTAGACAAGCTCGGTCGTACTGGCGAAGCTACAGGGCATAAACTCGATACTGCTTTTGGTGTTTTTAGTGGCGAGATCATTGCAGACTTCTTTCGTGAAGGCTTACGCGAAGCTGAGCACTTTGCTAGTGAGTCAATTAAGAAGTTTAACGAGTTAAAGCTTTCGCAACTTGCGCTTAGGTCTACTGCTGGTTTTTTCGGATTCTCTCCTGATGAAGCTGAACGTTCTGTTCAGAGCTTAAACGGATTTAGATTAGGGTTGTTAAACGCTAAAGAAGGTGCTCGTGCGTTACAGCTACTGATGAGTTCTTCGTTTAAGTTTTCACTACAAGATTCAGTTCAAATTGTTAACGGCCTAACCGATGCAGCGTCTCTTAATCGGAATATGATCTATTCCGTTGGGCAAGCTGTAGAGTACGCCGCTCAGGGTATCAAGAATAAGAATCTTCGTCAGGTTGAAGAAGCTGGTATAACGACAAGTGTCAATCGAATACTTGAGCAACAAGGGATTAAGGAAGCAGACCTTAACGATAAGACGAAAGCTAGCGCAGTATCGCAAGCTCTTAAAGTTGGACTGTTGAAAGAGACTGCGCAGTTCTATGGCGATGCTGAGAAGAAAGCCGCTACTTTTCAAGGTCGTATGCTTCAGATCGATACGATCTACTTGAAGCTTCAACAAACGTTTGGCAAAGCGATTGAAGAAAATCCCGAAGTCTTAAAAGGTATTACCGACATTGGTGATAAGTTAGCGAAAGCACTAGTTGAAGCTTCAACGCCAGGAACTAAGCTTAATCAAACGTTAACTGATTTTATTTCTTTAGGCGGTGAGGCTGTACAAGTAGGTGCGAAGCTAATTGAGTTTACTACTAAGTGGGCCGGAGAAATTGCAGCACTTATTAAGGTCGCTGCTGGAATAGGCGTGGTCTTTGCACTAAGTAAGGGAACGGCTGCTGCTGGCTTTGTTGGAGGGTTGTTAGGTAAGTCTCCGTTTGGGCTCAATCGCGCAGTAAGAGAAGTCGAAGGTGAGTTTGGCGGAGGTGTTGCTGTAGGGACGAGAAGCGGTGAAACCGTAGTAGCTGGTCAACGGATAAGCAAAGAAAGAGAAGCGGGTGATGTACTTGAAAAGTTCAATATTGCTGCGAAAAAGTCAACTGGAAGCTTGCAGGAAATGGAGAAGAAAGCTTCGTCTATGTGGAAGGATTTCGCAAGTGGTGGTATTGGAAAGGTCGGTAACACTGCGCTTATTGTTGGGCCACTTGTAGCCGCTTTGACAGAATGGATTACTGGCGCAATAAGAGAAGCGAAAGAAAAAGCTCTAGGTGATATTTCTCGAACTGCGAACTTAGGTCTAGGCGAAAAAGACCTAACCGAACGAAGAAAAGAACTAGAGCAATTACGAACGCTTCAACCTTCTGAGGCGAATGGATCACAAGCCGATATTAACTTACGTATTGCACAAACTGAAAAACTTCTCGATCTTCAAAGGCAACTTGCAGACTTCAAGAAAATTGGCGATAGCTTAACAGCGCTTCGTCAAGGTGGTGCGACTTATGCCGAGGTAACGAAGAAGCTGCAAGAGACTACCAGATTTCAATCACTGGAAGCTCTTCAAGACGAGATCAGAAAGACCGAGCTTGCGCTTAAAGCGGGTGGAGGTGGATCGTCAGATGCAATCACGAAGATGTTCCAGGAAATTCGTATTCCTGGGGAAGAAACTTCGAAGCTTGTAAACGAGCAAATGCATCGCATACATACTGCGATCAGCGCTTCAAGTAAAGAGTTCGTTGATATGCTTGCGTCACTCCAAAGTGACACCGGCAACCCTTACGTTGCGATCTTTCGTAAGGCAAGTAAGGCTCAAGAAGAGTTCGAAAAGAAATTTGGTAGACTACCCGAAAGTATTCAATCAGTATTTGAGAAGGTTCGTACTCAAGAACTTGGCGTTGAGATATTCAAGCAAGACCTAACTCAGATCAAGGGTGCGGCAGAGCTTCAACTTGAGCAACAACGCTTGAGTGTTAATCGTGGGTTTGAACAGACTCGCGAGCAAAGAGACATCGACCTATTCGAGAAGCTGACAGCGTTCGATAAGCAAAAGAAGAATCTTTTTGCGCAATCAACTATTCCAACTGCAAGCGATCTTGCGAGACTTGCAGATCAGTTTACTGGCGATAGTCTGTCAAAAGCTATCTTGTCGGCAACTGCTGGTTTGTCACCTGAAGAGATTCGAGGTGAAGGACTTCAGTATAAGATTGCTTATGCGCTTGACAGGGAAAAAGATAGAACTCAACGTGAAGCTGATATAACAAATCGCAAGGATCAGTTACAGAGGGATTCTCTGACTGATAGTTTACGTAAACTTGATGAACGTGCAGCTTCTGAAGGTGAATTATCGATATTCAAACAGACGGCATTGACACAGGCAAAGCTTGATGAGTTCAAACGTCTGACTGATGATCAACTTTCACCTGAACAACGTGAGCTTAAGATGCGGTTAATCAGTGACAAGCTTGCTCAAGACTCTGCATTAAGGCAGGCCGCTGAGAAACAGGAAGCAGACCGTCAAAGCGCTCAACAGGATTTCATTAACAAGTTGAACACGTTTACAAATTCACTACCGTATGAGCTTCGTATACAGGTTCTTGATGATACTGTAAACGGTGTAGAGTCAACGAAGATTTTAGGACACTCTAAAGCAACAAGCGAATAGGGAGGGCACGTGGAAAAGAAGATGTTAGTATTGCTTACGATAGTCGATGGTCAAGTTGTTGTCAAAGGAGTATGCGAACTTGATAATCGCGACTTGGCTGATGAATGGAAAGAAGGGGATAAGCATCGTCAAATTCACGAGGTTGATGTTTTAGAGTAAGCGATGGCAAAGCCTTATGCGCAAGGGTCAATCGCTGGAGTTGACCTGAAGAAAGACGGTGTAAACTGCCAATGCTTTATCGTAGACGGTGGAGCATTTAAGCTTGGACTTCGTGGATCGATGGCGTTGGCTGCTGACGGTTCACCGAAGGTTCAAATACTCGTGACAGGGCAAAAAGGAATTGTGTTTGGAGTTCATCTGACGTACTTCCCTGTCAGCGTATTTGATGCTGTACTTACTGCAATTGTGAATGCGATCGGTGGAGGGTCTACATTTGTTGTAGCATTACAAGATGAACTACATACGATCAATCATAATTGTACGTGGGACTTTAGTGCTGCACCAAACGGCCCAACTTATCCAGAGCAAAGAACTTCGGCAGAGTCGATTAAAGATGTGACGTTGAGACTAGTTACAACGGGTGCTGTGTCACCTTAGAGTGACGTTATGGCGAGATATAACAAGTTCTTTGTTGCTGTTGCCGGTGCGTTGATAATGGTACTGTTAACACTTGAAGACGGTCATATCGACCTTACCGAGTGGGTTAAAATTGGCATATCGATTATCACAGCGATACTTGTTTTCTTAATCGGTAACAAGGAGAAAGAAGACGATGGCAGGTCTGGTAGATCGGATTTTTAACGGCACATCTTGGGTTGCGTCAAACTGCCGTCTAGTTCACGTTGTGCCTTCTTCGGGAGGTGTATTTGCTGTAGTAACTGCTGTGTCGAATTTTAGCGGTGAAGCTATAGCTGATGAATACGTATTGACTTTTTCCGACGTAGATACAGTAGGTAATACTGCTAAGGTCTACGTAATGCCTCAGAGTCCGAACAATCCTTATCGAAACGTTGCTGGCATTGATATCATAATAGACGGTTCAACGATTCACTCAGAAGTGGTTCCTGGTATCGATCTAGTTTTTAGTGCTTCAGGAAGTTTTTCAGATACGTGGAGTGATAAGATTTTGATTGGTGTGTATCAAGGTACGTTCAATGCCTTTGGTGACACCGCTGGACTTCCTGGCATTGCTGTACGACATCAGGTACTGAACGAAGATTCAGGTGCAGCCGCAGATTGTCTTGCCACTTTGAAAGTGATGTCGATTCAAGTGAGAACTAACGGGATTATATTTGCAGACATCAAACCTTTCGCAGATAGTGCTACTGAGAAAGTCTTAGGTGGTGGTTCCGAGCGTGTGATGCCTTATCACGTTACAGTAGCTAACGTGACAGGTGTAGGCGCTTCGAAGGTAATGGACTTATCAGTTGACGGTTCACACGTTGATGTTCAAAACTTGAGTACCGGAGCTACTACGACTTCGACAGGTCTAAACGTAGTGGATAGATACAAGATTGCTTCGGGCGATCTTATCTCGTTTGAGTTCAAGTTGAGTCAGAGCGCGGAAGATAGTAGCACTGCAAATGTGATGATCTTTCAAAAGCGATATCAACAGATTGCACCTGATGTTGATGGAGTTGCGGGAGCTTGGGGAACGTCTGATGTACAACTTACACAAAGCGGTGAGAGTGCAGGAGTAATTCAGCCAACTGCGGTAGCATACTATTGGACACGTCCCCTTGTACCAGACGGTGCCGATGGATCATCTAACCCGTATCCTGGTAATGTGTTCTTAGTTGGCAAGCAAACTGGTACGGCGGGATGGGTAGCCTAAAATACGGTCTAGGATAGCTCATAAGATAGCGATTCCCGGCGTCCAGGCTTGATTTCCGGGCCTTTTAGACCTGACCCGATAGGTAGGGTAGGGGTCGAGGGAAAGTGGCTTAAATCAGTGGTTACGGAAGAAATTGCTAATGTAACTTCAGAGTGACAATCGAGGGAAAAGATGGCATTTGCAAGACAGTTAATCATCGGACAAACCTCTACTGGTTCTCAGATCGGACAAGTAGAAACCAGCGGAGAGTCGTTAGCTAAAGGTGATGCCGCTGATTTACGAGATGAGGATGGTAGCGCGAGTCGATTTACGGGCTCACTAGCTCACGTTGGATTTCAAGCGAACATCGGGCCTACACGTCACTTCCTAACTATCAAGATACCGCTCAAAGGAAACCTCCCTGCCTTTAGTCGAGTCTTTCAGGCTTTCTTAAATCTAAGTATTGAACGTGGATCATTCCCAAGCGGTGTGGTTCCTGGAGGTACGGTTAAAGTCAGTTTGTATGGTATTCGTCGCCCTGGCTTTGATTATGCGACCTTTGAATGGGATGTGTATAAAACGTCTACTGCCTGGGCCGAGTTTGGAGGTAAGATTGGAGTCGATTACACTGCACTTGAGATCGGGCTGTTCAACTTTTCTCAAACCGATTATGATACCTTGGGCAGTTCGGGTAAGATGTTCAAAGCTATAGAGTGCGCTGCCGAAATTCAATATCACACTGATCGAAATGAAGATGGTTACGTAACTGCTATGCCAGCAGCGGTAGGATGGAGAGTTGCAGCGGTTGCACGTGAATATGTGTTTGTTGAAAATCCTGCTTCGTTTACTACTTCACCACATCACTATTTGACTATCAAATACGTTCCTTCTCTTGTGTTGCATAGTTCGCTTGCAACTTCAGGTAGAGCGATTGATCTAAACGGTGTATTAGACAAAGACTCGTTTGAGTCGAGCAAGCATATCTATCTTGGCTTTATTGATCAAGGCGAGATAGGTGATCCAGTCAAGTATTGGATTCGTAATACTAGGACAGATCGAGTTGCTAGAAGGATTATTTTAGAAGCGACCCGTTCGATGGCAACTACACCTGTAGCTAACGTTGCTAATGTTGGAACCAAGACCTTGCGAAGTGTTGATGTCTATGATCTTCATCAGTCTGCCGGTGTTACTGATGAGTTAACACCTCGTGGTGCGTGGTATTGCATTGCGACAAGTTCCACTCAGTATAGCGTTTATTTTCAAGCCGATTTTACTGGTTCTTACACTATCGTTGCTTCAGGTAAGGCGTTCGGTAGTGATGAAATAATCTCAGTATCTTCGGTGAAGAAGATTCGTCTTCGTTCTGCTAAGTGGTCAGCGGCTACACCAACAACAAATGATCGTTGGGACTTTGAGACAGTTGGCGATACAACTGATCCAAACTTCTCGACAGATTCTAAGTCAATGATGGATTTGATTCCTCCGACGAGCTTGTTTGCTGGCGACTCACCTGATACTTCAAAGTCTCGACCTGTTACTGGTAAGACTCAAAGGTTGAGAGGATCAACGTATAACTTTGATGACTCTGGCACTAATCGTAGTGTGGTTATGTTGGCTGATTGCGAAACAGGCTATAGTGTGAATCAGTGGGGATACATCTTTGACGGCACAGGATACGAAGCTGTACAAATTCACGCAATCAAGCAAACAGCCGATGCTCTGCCAACGGGTGCTCCTGGAGGTGAAGTAGGTGATGCGGTAGTTACTACGACTCAGCTTTCAAGAACTTATGCAGCGGGAGCTTACTTTACAACGGGTCTTTATATTGACTCGATTGCCAAAGCTTCAGATACTTTCGTAGCTGTTGGAGGCGCGGCTGCTGGACAGAACTTGATCAATTTAACTACAGCGGTTGATTGGTCTGCAAGCGATACGGTTAATGCAATTCATCTCGATACAGGATTGGTTGAAACCTACGTGATTGATGCGAACCTTGGAGGATTGCAAATTCGTGTAACATCGAATCTACTATCTTCACTTGCAGCGGGTGATTTAGTCCTAAAGACTGTAGCGACTAATTCAGCAAGCTTCTTTGCTCGTGGTGAAGTGCCGGAAGGTGCATCACTTGGAGATCGACTTGCATTCTTGCGAGTGTATGAAGCAAGATCGAGCTTGCAAAATATCGTCTGATGGATTAAAAAGTGAAGTTAAAAGATATAATTTGGAGTGCAGGGTTTCTCGAAGGTGATGGAGGATTCTATTTTACTACCACAGCGGTAGTAAGTGCAGGACAGGATCAACTCTGGCCGTTAGAAGAACTTAAGAGAATTTACGGAGGGTCTATCGTTTATAGTGAGCATTCTCAATGGCATATCTACGGATATGAAGCTGCCGCAATTATGATGACTCTTTATGATCTTGTATCGCCTAATCGACAAGAACAAATTAGATATGCTTTGAATCAGTGGATGAAAATGAATATTGCGAATAAGCTTAAAGAAAGATGTCCAAGGGGACATCTTTATACGGTTACTACGAATAGACGGGTTAACCGAAGGATATGTCGAACTTGTACTAGAGCACAATTCAAATTCGTGTAATGTCACTCTGAAGTGATATGCCTATTAACCAGTATGTTCCTGCAACGATCTATACATTACTTGGTGTCGCAACGACTTCGATTCTCAGGATTGCTTCACCGTGTGATGGCTGGATCACAGAGTTCTACGCAAAGTGTGGAACGGGGCCGGTAACTACTGATGCGCTCTTTGATATCAATATCGCGGGTACATCCATCTTTACTTCCGATCCTACACAGCGTCCCAAGATTGTCGCTGGTGGAACTACCGTCACGAAGGTTATCAATCAGGCAGTTTCGAAAAACGATATTTTGACTATCGATCTAGATGCTCTTGGCTCTGCTCCGATTGGCAATCCTATCGATTTACGTCTTACCATTAAAGAGGGTTCACCTCGAAAATCAATTTCATATACGACAGGTTCTTTAGCTGACGGTGCAAGTGAAGACTTCACTCTAGCGTTAGGATTTGGATTTGTTATTGAACGAATTACAACAACTTTCAAGGCTTGGGTACGTGGTTACAATACTCCGGCCTACAGAACTAGCGATGCATCCAGGGCGATTACTCAACCTCCTACTGGCGAACACGGAGTTATCTTTGACGTATATTTGAATGATGCCGCTAATTTGACGATTGACATTATGAATGGAAGATTTGGAACCGACTTGCAAGGTACTCGTGATGGAAATATTGCATTCACGCTTCAGAATAAGAGTGGAGGAACGCAAACAATTCAGGTAACGCTTGACTACTTGGAGCTTGAGTTATGAGTTACGCTGCTACTGCTGCGCTTGCGCCTGACAATTCAACTGATGCTAACTTTCGTGCCTGGGGTAGTGCGATTTCGGCCAAGTTTGCATCTATGGGACTTGTAAATACTACGGACACAGGTCAAATCAATTGGACTACCGTTACTCATCCAACAACTACTAATGCAAAAACGGGATATGAGATATGGCGTTTTAACGATACGCTTCAGTCAACAGTTCCACTTTACCTGAAGATCGAGTACGGAAGTGGTGGTGCTGCTAATGCACCTACGCTTTGGATTAGTATCGGTTCTGGAAGTAATGGAAGTGGAACTCTAACTGGTCAACTCGGATGGGTACAAGCGAAAATTGGAACCTCGAACGCAAACAGTACGAGTACAAAGAACTGTGTGTTTTCAGGTGATACAGGTCGAGTAGGAATGGCGCTTTGGACGGACTTTAGTACAGGTGCTTGTGCGTGGTTTATCGAGCGCACAAAGAATACTGATGGTACTGATTCATCACTTGGATTTTTGTTTGCGTTCTATGCTTCTTCGGCTGATTCAAGCTTTGCTCGCGCTCAGCAATTCATTCCAGCTACGGGTGCAGTTCCAGGAGGCAATACCGATAACAACATCTTCGTTCCGTTTGGTGTGACAGGTGGAGCTTACGGCTCAGATACAGCGGTGTATCCGTTCCTGGTTAATCAAGGTGGATCATTTCTCAATGCCGGTATGTCGCATCTAGGATACTTTCCAGCGGACATTACTCGTGATGTAACGTTCACGATGACTATTTATGGTGCGACTCATACTTACTATCCGCTTGGTGGTACATCGAACCTTGCTACCTGTTTTCGAGGTAACTCACCATCTGGCGGTACAATTGCAATGAGGTACGAATAAATGGCTAAAGTCTTACAACCGATCGCGGGAGTGAAGGGACAGATTTTTATCAATCCGCCTCATAAGTATGTATTTGCTTATGAAACGGCGACTGGTACTCCGGGTGTTCCGCCAGGGGTATCCACGTGGCCTGATGGTGGTCAAAGAATACCGCATCCTTCAGCGGTAGTGTAACTCTGAGGTGACGTTGCCTGTTTTAGCAAATCAGGATATCGTGTGGCCACATCCACTCTTTGTTAGTAGTGTGCCTGTTGACGGAACTGCACTTGTCGATCTAGGTGATCCGGTATCTGCTTTGTGGAGTGCTAGGCGTGAGTCTTGGTATCCAATAGATACGGATCAGTTTAGATTCAATGGGGTACTTGATAATAGCTGGTCACTCACGTCATCTATCTATACTGCACTTTGTGATGTCGGGCTCTTTCCTGAGTTAACTTATGTCGTTTACTTACAAGCTGAGACAACCGGAGGGTACAAGGCAATTACTAAGATTACTTTCGGTACTCGTTTAGGTCTTGAAGGTGATTTTAATGAGATAGATGTTCAGGCTCAATCGGTTAAAGAAGGGCCGAGTGGACTGTTAGACCTTACGAGATATATAGGCAGAGAGTCATCGCAACTGTTAGACCTTACGAGGTATATAGGTAGAGCAACACTACAAACGTTAGACCTTGGACGTTATGTAGGAGGTGAAGCTAGAGGCGTAATTGATTTCTACTTAAGTCAAGTCGGAAGTGCTGGTAGCGATGAGCTTCAGTTTACTATTACCGTTGTGCCTGATGGAACGTTTGTTGCACTCGATATGCACTTCAATTCGGGTGGAAGCGAAATAGTTAGAATGCAAGTCCTATCGCCTCCGATTTGGGCACTAGATAGTGAACAGATTCCGGTACTACTAATAGCTCGAATAACACCAGCGGTTGATGTTGGCAAGTTGAGACTATCTCACGCGAAGGATTTTTACGTTGAAGCCTTTAATACTACTGGCGTTGGTGATCCGGTCGAAGAAACAGTTTTTAGTGCAAAGACAGTTAAGGTCGAGATACTTGGTCGAGGATTCCTAGTAACTGCAAAACAAGTAGCTAGTCAAGGCGGATTTGTTAATGCGATTGTATCATTAGATACTCTCGTGTCGTTAGTTGAAGAAGTAATAAACGCTTGTGGACTTGGGCCGGAAATTCGTGAGATAGCTACCGTATCGGTTGATATTGTACACGGTGATGACATTCAGATATTTGTTGATCTAGTTTCGAGTGATTGGGAGGAAGTTGGATTGTGACCGCTCCAATAGCTTCTCAGTTAATTCCGGTTGACGGAGAGACTATAGCAGACCTGGATCGTGTTAGTATCGTATGGAGTGGTGCTGGCGGTGATCCGGTTGATACGACTCAGTTTGAATTCTTGCGAGGTATGACTTCACTTTCAACATCGTTTACTCCGCTTGGTGGTGATAATTGGCAAGTGTTTGCCGAGGCGGGTCTTTTCCCTGATGAAGTAAACGTACAAGTAACTGCGAAGGCAAAATCAATTGGAGGTACGCAAGCAACATCTGTTCGTACCTTTTCAACTAGAACGTCTATGCAGTTTACAACGCCTTATGAGTTTCTGAATCGTGCGAGCTATGTCTTTTCGTTTATTCAACTCGAAGCGTTCATTGCAAGTATCGGCGTTATCGGGACGCAACTCAACTTTAATGTTCGTCCTAATGTAGCCGGTGACGAACTGATAGCATTTCAGATCGTAAAGATGTTCGGGTCTGCCGATTTGGGTAAGATGAAGATTTCAGCGACTCGTCAAATTATTCAGCTACTTGGAATAAACGCACAAGGTATTGGCATACCTACTGAAGGATTTGGAGAGAACGCGAAAGACATTCATCCTATCGTAAAAAGCTCCGGCCTTAATACTTTGACTCTTGTAGCTGAAGACGAGAGACCGCTATTTCAGACACTTGAAGCATTACTGCCGTTTGAAGACTTATTAGTTCTACAAACGTTAGTGAGTGGAATAGAGAAAGATTCGATTGCAATAGTTGCTATCGATATAAGCTCAGGTGACGGAATTGTAATCTTCGTTGATTTGATTGATGCGGGACTGGTAGAAGTAGGCGAATAACGTAACTCCGAAGTGACGTATGACTGATTCGATAGTTATCAACAGGATTCAGCTTCTTAAGAACGGTTCACCTCTACCGATACGCGACTTTACTTTACAGTCGCCTTCGAATGCCTTGGGGTTGAAGCTATCAGCTACATTCGCTAAACCTGATGTCGTTGTGACAACTGACGATGCAATCAGTCTTCGAATTGGAGTAGTTAAGGACGGAAATACTAGTTGGATCGATTACATCACTGATGGTAAGGTAGCCGGTCAAACTGCACTAGTTGAGTTTCGTAACGACACGCTTACTATCGAGGCTATCAACTTACTAGCTGACCGTTGGCGTCTATGTTCACGCCAGCCGATAGTTTGTTATGATCCTAACTTGATTTCATTTGAAGAGGTTGATCCGGTACGAACTCAAAATGATTTAGTTGATGAAGATTCGGTGCCGATTGAGTTTATACTTGAGGCTATCGAAGGCTTAACACTTCGTCAAGTCTTACATCGAGCTTATGTTGTGGGATGTGGGTTTCAGAAGGTCGTAACAAACCTACCAGACTATCCTATTCGTAGAATCGACTTTGCTATTTCTGCTGGATATCACGCAGCCGTACTTCCCTTTGTCAGTTTCTTTGATCCTGTCTTTTACGCAGATGATAACAACGTTCTTTTTATCATTGATATCGATGGTACTTTGCCGTCAGAGCTTGTATCGAAAAAACTAAGACTCAAATCGTACAAGTCAGTTTCCTTTGAACGTCCATTGAGTAATATTTCAAATGCAATACTACTAACGTTCAAGGAAGATGCAGCAGATGGAGGCGATGATTGGCCTGATAACGCTACTGAAAAGATTATCTCTACCTGGGATCAAACCGGAGAAGTGTTTCAGCCTGGATGGACTCGACAGGAAGTAGATACGTACTACAAGGAATTTCATAGTGATCCTGCAAAGCCTGATCGGGTTACTAGGCGAGTACAGTTTCGACTTATAACAAGGAACTACGCTTTTGATGAAGCTCGTGGAATTCCTGTTCTTATTTCTACTGAAACAGAAGATGATAAATGGATTCAGAACTTTCGTCTTAAGAGTGGTTATACTAAGACGATAGAGTCGAGATTGTCAGTTCCTTATGGTGGGCCTCGAAGACTACTTGTAAATGCCTGGACTGAGATTAACTCTATTGTTTGGACTCCTTCGCTTACAAGTCCAGACGAGTTTCAAAAACAATCCGAAAGAACTGAGATCGAAGGACTGATTCTTTATGAAGGACAGTTTACAGATACGCTTCAAGAAGGTTCGACTGTTACATCGGCAGTAGCTTTGATTCAGGCTAATGATAATCGACTGGTAACTCAAGACGGATTTCAACAAATCAAGCGAGGGCCGATAAAGACTGAGTTTGAATTTTGGCGTGATACTGGCACGGATCAAATCGATGTCTTGCATACAGTGATTGATCATCTAATCCCTCAAGTCAAAACCTCAAAGACCGTTCAATCGATTTCTGATAGAACAGTGAATATCAATAAGCAACGTACAGTTACTATGCTAATCCGTGATGAGGAAGCTGAAACGGCTTTTGGTTTGATGGAACCGCTAGCCTTAAATGCCGGTGAAGTTCCTTTTGATATTGCGTATAAGGTTGCACTACGTCAGCTTGAAAGGCTTGGAGCTAGACCGAGAAGTGCCAAGGTTGAACTTCCACGCTTTGATGCAGCGATTAGAAAAGGCAGTCTTCGTGATATAGATGATCGAGAAGGTGACAGTCATAAGTATTTGATTACCGGATGGACTATCACGGGTCGTGAACTTGGTGGAGCGAATGGATCAATTTCAATGTCTACTGATGGGGTTGCAACGCGAGAAGATATCACTTCGGAGTGACAATGGACTGGAATGAGAAATTCTTAAAGGGCGACTCGCTTAAGCTAAAGATTAGACCTATTCGTGGGCCGCGTCCAAAGCCAGTTGAGCCTGTACGTTTTAGGGGTCAACGTCAACCTTTCCTGCCAGATGATGATTTGATTGAAGGAGTAAAGATACGATTCTTTGATCTTGGAACAAGATTTAGTCAAGTCGATCCTAATCTTAAAGTTGGATGGGCGCTTGTTCTAAACAGCGGGGTGTCGAGTACGAGAAGCACTGAGCCAAATCTTGTCAATGGATATGCCGAAAAAGATATTGAGACGATCTTGATTACTCAGCTTTCCGATCAAATGAAGATCAGGAATACGTATCTAGAGGATGATCCTTTCGGTAGTAGCCCTGCGTCACTGTCGGGTAGATCAATACATAATTGTTGGCCGCTTTATCATCCTTGTGGAGACTTGTTCTTGGATGCGTACTTTTATAAGCGAGGTGATGTGGGTGAGGCGTTAAAGGAACGACATTACACGCTTCAGCAAGGATCACAAGATTGGCATCAAAGAATTGACGTAGACACACGTCTTGCAAGTTTCGAGGGTATTAAAAGCTGGTTTACAAATCCAATTGCAAAAGAACAAGCAGATGACATCTTAGGTGAACTCGAACTTGAGAAACGAGAAAAGTGGTTATCGCTTGAGCTTGGACTGCTTCATAACGAAGGTGTATTACAGCCACGTGCATTACCAGACAGGTACGATTTGAGAATGAACTCACCTTATTACTATGAGCCTATTGATACAAACGACACGATCAACTATAAATACACAAGTGAGCCGAATTTCTTCTCAAGTGATGTTGTAATTCCGCGACTGAGGTTTGGTGAGAACTTTCGGGCCGACATCGGAATCTATCTTGTGCCGCAGTTTTGGCAAGTGAAGGTCTTTTACTTTGCGTGGTATTTGTTTGTGACGTTTTGGGCATTCACGTATGTTCGGTTTCCAGCGGTCTTTACATATCATAATCGTTTTCCACTTTTTCCAAGACCGTTTGCTTTAGGCTCAACTGATTACGCTCCAATCTGGAATTGGATTGAGCGTAGTCAACAGCATCAACTATCAGCCGCAAGAGATTTAGCCGTTCAGTTCTTTACGCCTTTTATGGCAATGGTTTTCTTGTTTACCTCCGATGGTAGGTATGAGATCAGAAGGGTAAACACGTTTCCAGGTGCTTTGGTAGGCGTTGTAAAGTTTGGAGAAAAACGGTATTATATTTGGCGTAGAACTGTAACAAATCGAGACTTGACTACTTCGATAAGTGAGGGGCCGGTCAATACGTACTGGATCAACTCATTTAACATCGGAGTAACGGGGACGCTTAGATTTTAATGAATCGCTTCCTTGACAAAGTTGGGAGGGAGATCGGTTATGTTCCGATTGATTGTGTATCAGGTACTAACTTGAACTTTGCCACATTTCAAGTTGTACCTGATGCGAACTTGTCACTTCAAGGTGATACTGACTCGGATGTCGAGTTACAAGTAAAAATGCCAGGAGGTGTGTTCGAGTCTTTACCTATTGATCTTTCTACGTTTCCTCACAATGTCCCGTTATTAGTTGAAGTTAGAGCAGTTCCGTCAAATCTATTTACAGGTCGTAAGCGCCTGATGATGTTTCTTGGAGTAACCAGGAAAACGGAGGCGGGATGGAGGACGTGATGAAACCTTGTAGCGCCGATGATCCTTGTTTACTGTTGATCGTGGAAGATGATAGCGCGATCAGACGAATGTTTCATATTTGGCAAGAGGTTGGACGGTTAAAAGAAACGATCAATCTTGTATTTGCAAAGACGTGTCAGGAAGCAGTTGAAATCCTGAAGCAACGTCACTTTGAAGTGATACTACTCGATTTGGCATTGTCTGATTCGAATGGTCTAGGGACGCTAGATATTATTGTCGCGTCAGTTAAAGATCAGGTTCCAGTTATTGTTTTTACAGGCGTACTACCAGAAGGGATAACTGAAGATGATATCTTACGCCACGGTGCTCAAGACATTATCTTTAAGCCTGGGCCACACATCGAAGAGATAATGCGGTTGATTAGGTATGCGGGTAGTAGGCATCGCATTCGAATTCATTACCTTGATGTGATAGCTCGTTTGCAAACAGAATGTGAGGAAGCAAAAGAAGCGCTGTCGCAGATTCAAGATCAGTGCCAATCTTGTCCGACTGTGCATCCAGAAGTTGCCCAAAGAGTCGCTACTGGTATTGGCATACAGAGACTGGAAAGAGTCATAAACCGAATTCAAGCACTAGCTGGATCGTAATGCGATGCTTATCGAATTTTTCCAGGATGTTCAGCAAATGGTTGAACATCACTGGCCGTATCTTGCTTTAGGTGTAATCAGTACAATACTAGGTACAATTTTAGCCAGTCCACTTATCGTCAAAATATATGAATCACGTAAAGCTAAAAAAGAAACTCTACATATTATTGATCGAGATGTAGAACTAAACAAGGATCAAGAACTTTATAAGATACGTGAGGAACTAAGAGCCGAAGTTGAAACTTTACGAGGAATTAGAGAACAGATTCTTGCCGAAAAAATGGAGCTTACGCATCAAAACTTTTTACTCGATGCAACTATTAAACAAATGAGAATTTATGAGACTGAGCTTGAAGAGGAAGTTGCATCTCGTGATAGAAGTATCGAGAAGCTTGAAGAGGAACTGCGAAAAGCGAAAGGAGTCGTATGAAACTCAGTGAAAACGGATTAGTGCTACTTAAGCAGTGGGAGGGTTATGCAACTCACGCCTATCGTGATTCTGCAAATCTTCTCACTATCGGAGTTGGACATTTGTTGACTCGAAGTGAACTCACATCAGGGAAAATACTTATAGGTGGATCACCTGTTCGGTACAGAGACGGTCTGACAGATGATCAGATCGTTGCCTTACTTGCTCAAGACGTTATACCAGTGGAGCAAACTGTCTCGACTAACGTCAAGGTTTCTTTGAATCAGAATCAGTTCGATGCTTTGGTCTCATTTACATTCAACGTTGGGAGAGGGGCATTTCTCGGTAGTACGTTACTGAAGGTTCTCAACCAGGGGTTTTACACAGACGTGCCGACACAACTTGCTCGTTGGAATCGTTCTGGTGGACAAGTCGTACTCGGTTTAACTAATCGCCGTAACAAAGAAATCGCCTTATGGAAGGCGTAGGAGGTTTGGATATGCATCACTTTGGAGTGACACTGAGCCGTTTACTTCTGTCGTGTGCTTTAATGGTTGCTGTGATGGTGGGTTCGGTTGCTATACTTTCAATGGAAGGCTGCAAAACGACCGCTGTCAAGACAACGCCAGGAAAACCGCGCGATGAAAACCTAATCAAGATTGCCTTGGCCTGTAAAGACGTCACTGATGGTGTGACCTTTGGGATTAAGGTAAAACGAGCGCTGTACGCAGATGGAGGCCCAAACAGTAAGATCAGCAAAGCTGTGTCGAGTACGATCACAACTTACTTGACTAAGGTTCAGAACGCGACCAATGAGCTTGCAGCTAAATCGCTACTGTTTGACACCTTCACTGCTGGTCAAGCCGATTTGTTCAAGCTATTTCGGGTTCTACTTGACGCAAGGAAAGACCTTGAAGTCAATGGAACTATTCCAGGCTTTTCGGGTGTGATGGCTGAGATTTTTCAGGCTATCGACATCGGTCTAAACGCTATTACACCTCTGTTTCCTACTTCGCTATCAGCCCCTCAGCAACTGAGAGTCGATGTCTGGTTCAAACCTCAGTGGCAACTGGTCTAGAGCGCGAAGCTTTGTCAGAATTTCAACCGTAGTTAAGGGAGGTGGAAAAGTGCAATTCGACTTTCAAAAAATTCTTGAGTTGGCGGGTGCTGCTGCAACAGCGGCAGGAAATGCTGGAGTTCCATTTGCGGGGCTAGCTGGTACGATCGCTACAGAAATTGACGCATTAATTACCAGAACTGCGAATGCTTCAGGGAAGACACGTGAAGAGATCATTGCTCAGATGCAGATCGATGGTGCTCAGAACTTAATCGAGCTTGCCAAGGATGCTGCAAAGGGCGAGTAGTTTACCGTCGTCTAGGAATGGAGTCCTTTCGCGGGCACTGCACGAGCAGAGGACGGTATGGTATAGAAGGCCGAGAATTTTTGGAATATTCTCGGCCTTCCTTTTGTCTATAGAATTTCGTGACAGGCATTGCAGATTGTCACAGAGTCGTGGTCATCTATTGGATGAAGGCATTCTGTTCCTGGAACTTCGTAACCTTCATCATTCACGGCCCTTCCAGTTGGGGAAAGAATGTCATTGTTTTCCATAACAGTCTTGAGAGAACTGAGAAGGAAAACCTGTGAGCACATTGGCCCGTCCTTTTTGATCCAGATTCCGAAGCATCTTGATCGTCGCCCTCTCTTAGGTAAATCGACATAGTGAATTTCAACAACGTCGCCCCTTTCAAACTGTAAGGGTTTGACTGCTTTTGCAATCTGCTTGGCAGTAGGTTTACGTAGCTTGGTTGTTTTTGACATATTGTCCATCCTTTTTCAATGATCTAGGGTTGTCACCTTGAAGTGACACTGAATGTATACAGGATAGGACGGATTCTGGCAAGAGTATTTTGCAGGGGTATCTAGGGCAAAGCTAGGCATACTCCCCAAAATAGGTAGTATGTTACCTAATGTGACAGTTTGCACAAGCTCCGTAAGCTCTGATTTAAGCCACTTTGATCTAGGGGGATACTAGGGTATGCCTTCACCCTTAAAAGCCCTGGAAATCGCTTCTGGACGCCGGGAAAAGGCATCTTATGAGGGTATCTAGACTGGTATTTGTGGGGTAGGGAATTCAGGGTCGGATGTCACTTTGAGGTGATGTTACTTGATCCTTGATAGAAGGTAGTATCGAAGTGTTACTTCCTCACATCGCTGAAATCTCATTCTTGTTTTCGTTCCTTCTTGCCACTGTTCTTTGAATTGCCAACCCTCTGCGGCAAGACCTGGCTTCATTCGGTTAAGCCAATTGACCCACTCGTCTGTCGTGTCAACATTGTAGATTCGACTTCTGCATTCAGTGATATACACTGAGTCAAAGGCCCACACAGTTAGGACGCTGAGGGCCACACAGAATATACCGAACGCGATCTTGTTTTTCCATAGCCGCTTTAGAAAGTTCATTGATATCCTCCTCTTATGAATGCGTACTTGTTCAGTATTTTTACAAAACGCTTCGCAGCATCTTCTTGAGAATTATCTTCAGTGAAGAATCCTGCGAGATCAAAGCAAACGTCCTCTATGAAGCCTAGTGCCTGTCTACGTGCTTCAGGTGTATCGCTTTCATTAGAACCGTTATAACAGGTAGCGTAATGCATCGCTAGCATTATATGTTCAAAAAGAAAACCACTCGCATTCCTGATCGATACTACTAGCGTTTCGTCACTTTGTAAGTGATAAAGTTTTGAGAGTGTGTGCAGAGCATCTGTACCTATTTCAGTCGTGATCTGATTTGTTAATGCCACGGTTCCTCCTTATACGTTCTTAACAAGTTTCCAACGTCTTCTCGTCTTACTATCAAGATCGAGTTGTTGCTTAGCGTAGGGAAAGTATTTCCACCAAGACTCTTCACCGCACTCAGGGCACAAATGTGATTCTACGTTACCACTGAAGCGGTCTGGATGTTGCCACACGTGTCCACTAGAACAGCGATGTCTATGGTTGCCTTTCTTCAGCGGTAGTAGTCTCATAGCTTTTCTCCATCGATCAAACTTATAAAGCTATTGACGCGGTTAATCATCTCGGTGAATCGAGACTGGTCTGCTTCAGTCTTAGCGGCTTGTTCTAAATCAGCCGTGGTTTGCATTAGTTGTGAGACGTGTAGTCTGTGAGTTCTTGGTTCAACAAGCATCAGTGCATCTTTAATGGGCCAAGTCTCACAGAGGCTCGATGTCATCTCTTCTTTTTCGCCACAAGCTATCCAAAGTCCAGCGACTATCAAAGCGATGACGTATACACCTGTACACTTGATATAGATGTCGAAGTTCTTGACTAAAAACTTTGACTCGTGAATTTGGTGTAGTGGTTCTCGTAAGGATAGTTCACCGCATTCGTCAAGCATTGCCTTGAGTTCTTGAAATGACATCAATCGAAGCTCAGGGATGATCCCTACCATATACCACATCGTAGCCATCTTCAAAGCAATGAGACTTGTCATTGAAGTTCTCCACCGAACTCTGGAAACATCAAATCGCAGATGATGTCTACTGCTGTTGCGCCTTCAGGTGTTGAAAGCCAACAGCTAGTACAAAGACTTTGATCGATAGCTCTTAAACGAATGAACCGTAGATTGTCGTCACCACAATCTAGGTCTACTTCGTAGAACTGTCCGCAGTGTTTACAACGGATTACGATGAACATAGTTTAAGCCTTATGGGGATGCTCAGGTGATCCAGCTATAGCGTCGATAAGCCTGGGAATGCTTCGTATTTCTTCTGAGCGTATAGCCCTGATAGCTTCAGCAATTCCCTTACGTACATCGCGCCAGTAAGTTGTATTCGTGAAGAGTCCGTCTTTGCGCATCGCTTCGACAAGAGATTGTGGAATGTCGAAGTGGCTTTGTCCGGTTAGACCTCTCCAAAGAGATCGATGAGACTTAAGCCAGTTGATTCGCTCTAGTAACCTTTGACTTGCTGGTTTTCTTCTTTTGATCAGTGGCATCGTGTAACCTCGGAGTGACATCTATAGCTCCAAAGATGTCGGCTATGAATGGAGTGATTGCAATTGGAATTTCGACCTGAGATTCTTTGCAATACTCTGTCAGATTAGCGTATTGCTCGAAAAGGATTGCAGTCTCTTCACATTCAAGTTGATAAACATAAGGTGATCCGGTATGTGGGCCGACTACATTACCGAATGTTACCTTGCTTCCCTTACGTTCCACCCAACGTGTCATTTTTAGCATTCTCATCCTCCGGTTCACCTGTTACTATGTCGTGAGAAACGAGAACCTGTTTTCCTTCGCACTCGACAAGATTAACGATCTTGGTATTCAAGCCAGCGGTAGGTATCTGGCTTAAGATATCGTCTGTGAGTTCCTGTTGAGTGAAGTAATCACCAGGGCCGTCGTCTCCAATACCATCATCTGCAATGATGATTGTTGCTAACCAGAACTTCATACGTCCTCCCTTAACTTCAACGGTTTCCATCCAGGTTGACCCTTGTCCATCTTGAATGGTTGCTTGACGTGATGACCATTACCTTTGCCGTCAGGTTCCCACTTTCGATGCTTGTTGATTTGCATCTTCTGATTGACTCGATCTTTCAAGATGAATCCAGCAAAGGCTGCAAACCGATAAAGGTTGATCATCACATCGGCTGCTTCTTTCATTATTCCAATATCGTCTTCAGCTTCAACTGCTTCTGCAAGCTCATCGAATTCCTCAGACATTCTATTGTAGGCACTTCGGATTCGAGTCCATCGATCCTTGTCTCCAGGGCCGAAGGTCTGATTCATCCAGTTGTTGACCGAAAATTGATCTTCTTCGATCAAAGGAATCGTAAGCAGTGTCTTATCCTTTTTAGGCATTGATCTTTTTCTCCAACGCTTCAAATGCTTTGTTAAAGGTTTCACCTTCAACTGAAAATCCTGTACAATCCGTCCATCGACAATAGATCAGGATTGTATTTGGATGATGCTCGTTTGGTGATTCGTGTAATATACCTGTACGTTTACATACCGGACATACAAAGTGATTAAGTCTTACTCTTTGTACGAGAGTTACGCAAGCATTTAAGGCTCTACGGATCGTTGATTCGGGCATCTTGTGTTCTTGAATGCAATCGCAGCAGACGCCAAGGAAGAAGCAATCGAGTTTAGCTTCTGTTACAACTGTCCATTGGCGTCTACAGATTGCACAAGTGAAGACGTGATTACCGACCGGACTCTTCTTCATACACCCTCACTTGAACACTCTTAAGTCTCATCGCAATAATACATTCAGACATTGGTCGTTGATGAGTTGAGCAATGCAATCCAGTTGAATCAGGAAAGCATCCACGTGGAAAGTTGGCCGTAGCTTCTGGTTGTGTTCGTGGAACCTGTTCGATCATCTTTAACCTCCCGGTGTCACTCTGAGGTGATGTTTAGAACATCGCCATTCAACCTCAAGTGGTTTGCGATAGTCACGGTGATGTGCTTCGACGTTTTTACTACCACAAACCATACAAGGCTGCTTAGTAAGTCTTTTGTCTCGAATTGCATTATTCACCGCAGTTCGAGCTTTATATCTTTCGGGGTACTTGGCTCGATGCTTCTGACTAGCTGTTGTTGTATACCCGGCGGGTCTTTGCCGTGTAAGTTCATAGACTCGATAGTATTCAGCATTGTCTTTCCGGTTTGTTTTGACTACTTCTTTTGTGCATTGTTTACATTTCGAGGATAGATACTTATCGGTATTGTCATTCGTATATCCGTAGAAGGCAGATACCGGCAAGACCTGTCCGCATTGTCCACGACACCTTTTCTTTTTCATACGAGAATTATATCATAGGTGTCAATAAATCAACGAAACTAGATGCAAACCTTTTCGGATTAAAAAGGGATGTCACTTTCCGAAACAGGCTCCGATTTCCTTGCCTTGGCTTTTGCTTTACCCCTGGACGGTGGTTCTTGCTGAGCTTTCTTTTTCGATCCTCCACCTTTCGTGACCTTACTAGTCTTTGAAGGTCGTTCTCCACTTGAGTCTTGACCACTACCGAGGAAGAGAAGTTGACTGACTGTGACAGCGAGAGTCCATCTAGGATTGCCCTCGTTGTCCTCCCACTCTTCAACCCTTAAACGGCCCTCTATGTAAACCTGTCTTCCCTTCTCAAGGTATTGTTCTGCAAGCTCAGCGAGCTTGTTCCAACACGTAGCTTTGTACCAGTAGGTCTCTTCTACTTCGTCACCATCTCGGTTTGTATACTTTTCGGTATGAGCAACTGAGAAGTCACATACCGGAGTTCCTTTGTCAGTGTAGCGCATCTCAGGATCACGTCCTAGATATCCTATCACTGTTACCTTAGCCATCGAAGCCATTTTGTATTCTCCTTCGGTTACGAGTTAATGGTTGAGCGTCACTCTGAGGTGACAACACGGTAAGATGAAGCGAGCTTGATCACATCCTCTTCCGTGAGTAACGCTTTGTAAAGCTGACCAGTTGGACTGATGATATTGTACCGCTGAATATTCGTAGCGGAGTGTTCTATTTTGAATTCCATCTTGGTCAGCTTGGCGACTGCTGTATTGAATCGTGAGTTCGACATTTGATTATCCTTTCACTTCTTTGAAGTCTACATCTATAGCGTCATCTATTGCAGAGGGTTTTGGTAGCTCGTACCCTAGATGATCTACTAGTTTAAGAATCTCTTCGCGTGTAATCCACTTATCGACCCTATTTGCACCTATCCATAGTTTGCGATGTCGTTTTGTAGTAGCGCTGTAGACATCTGTGCAAAATCGGATGTCGAGGTCTTTGTACCAGACTCCGATAAGGGTTTCATAGCTGAAGAAAAGCTGAATGCTTTCGGTTTCAACTATGACAGCGGTATTGGTTCCTGCAAGTAGTTTGACTTTAATCATTGCTCTACCTCGTCATCGAATGTGATCGAGTGTCTATGATCAAAGATATGAGCGACTAAGTTATACTTGTCGTCTGCTATCCACCGAGCAATAGTTTCCAGGTCTTGTTCAACGTTACCCGACAAGACCTTTACGGATAGGCACTTCATATCCTCTGGTAAACAATCGCTCGAATTGAGTGCGAACTTGACTCGCTCTGCTACTGAGTCTTCGCCTTTTCCTGAAAGGTCTAGTAATATTTGCATCTTTCTTACCTCCTGGTCGTCCTGTTGGTCGTGGTTGAAAATGAATGACTTCACCGAGTGCTATATCTACTCGATGATACTTTCCTTTGTCTGCGTTTAGATCAGTGAGTCTGCCTTGTCGGATATACTTACGAACAGTTTCCACTGACACCTTTAGAAGCTTGGCTGTTTCTGGTAGGTTCATTGTTGATTCATTCTCCACGGTGGAAGTGTAGCTGTAAAAACTCCTTGTCTGTATCTACTAGGCCAAATATCTCGCTTACGACAAATCTTCAATTGGTTTAGTCCCTTCATTATTTCTTCTTTCGCAAACATCAGACTGTGATCGTCTATTTTGTAAACTACTACTTCGTATGGAGGATTTTTTCCTACGCAGACATTGAATGAAGGGACTGTTCGGTTAATCTCACCTGAAGATGATGGTTCGTGATAATCAAACAAAGCATTGCGTACCATTTGATAGAGCATAGCTTGATGAGCATAGCCGAATCTATCTACTGCTCGACTGAATCCTTGTGGATAGGGATCGATTGCAATCTTCAAGTCCCAAAAGACTCCGGGTTTATACTTCTGTTTGTTGAATTCGAATGGAGTAGTGATGATCTTGTCGTACTTGACTTTGATCTTGATCTCGTTCTGAGGTTCGATCCATCGTGCTCCTTGTTCGTATCGTCCAGTTGCTTCAAGTAATCGTTTGACTTCTTTATGAAGTGAAACGTTTGCAGCCATATCAGCGGCCTGTAGTAACTCGGAATGAAAGAGGCAAAGCTGTCCTTTACGTTCACGAGCTAACATATCATCTCGAAGAATTCTACCCTCCTTTGTAGTAGCGTTATGATCCTCCACTACGTATACATCTTTGACCTTTTCAGGTTCAAGAATGTATAGGTGAACCATAGAGCCTATACTATAGAACCTATCCTTGGCCGTAGGCTTGGCATAGGGAGGGGGTATAGTGTGGGTGATATGTAGACCTTCAAATAAGGGTATAGACTCAAGAAAAGGCTCAAAAGTAGACAGGGAAAGCCACTCCTGATCTTTATGGTATCGATCATTGCTTACATCCCACCATTCAGCCTGTCCAGGTTCAGTCGGCCCAGGTGTATTGTCGGAAGCTAGACTCATCACTCCCTGTTCATCGGGAGTTAGATCGATAGGTTCTGACAGCTTAAACTGTTCTTTCGGAGTCTTCTTTTTTCTTGGCATCTTTTGTCCCTAACACTTTGCTAGTAACGCGCCCACAATGATCATTAGAAAAGACCAAGCAATGAAACCCAGGTGTCTGAGTTTTCGGATTTGTCCTCGTTCTATTTCGCCTAGATTAACTCCACCGTCTCTATCGTACATTGTTGCCTCCGTAACTCTGGAGTGACACTCACTTTCTAATCTTACGAATATAGGATTCAATCTTCGACAGATCATCTTCAGTTTCGGTTGCTGTAAGAAGCAGGAATCTACCCGGCCACTTCGGAAAAGCATAGACAGGTGCAACTTGAGTCACGTCAAATCTCAATGGATTAGGATTAACGCCTTTGTTGATCCTTCGAAGTAGACAAATCCAGTTCTCGCTAGAACCAAGTAGAAAACATTCCTTGGCCCTCGAAAAAAGCTTCATAGTAGCCGGTGGTTTTCCTTTGACAGTCAACGATACTTCTTTCTTGTAGTCAAGTTCTTCGAAGAGTAAGACTAAGCGTTGTTCAATACCATTCTTGATCTTCGCCATCTTATTCCTCTTCCATTATGACATCGTATTCCAGTTCTGTAAGCCAGGATTGAATCGACTTTGCTAGCTGAGCTAATCGTTCCTTCTTTTCTCCACCGAACGTGATCATTAGGCAAGCGCCTGATACGGACACTGTAGCGGTAGGAGTTAGTTCGCCTCGCTTGTAAGCACGATGAATCTCAGACATCAGAAAGTTGGCTTCGTCAAGTTGATCCTTTGCTTTTTTACGAAGCTCAGTGTCTTCAGATGTAGTGAGATCGTTGAAGACAACTAGTGCATAGGTACTTGTGTCGTGCTTTGCGATAGCTGCTAGCCGACCTTCTTTAGTTAATATGCATTCGGTACACATAGTTTGTCCTTTATCGAAAGTCTTCAAGAGGTACTTTACTACCGAGTTTTATATTCTTCGGGACTAGCTTGACTATTACTTTAGCGTCTTTGATATTGCCAAGTTTAACAATTGCTACGAGTATACCCTTGTTGTTAAAGACACCTATTGCGTGTTCTTTATCAACTGTAAACGTGACCATATCCAACACAAACTCTCGTTACTGTTGTAATGGTACGGAAGTACCTGTTGCACGAACACTAATCAAAATTACAAAAGCAGCAAAGTACAATCGAATCTTACTCATCTTGACGAACCTCCAATCGTAATGTTATCATTTAATGACGGTGATAGTGATGCGCGTATCCTTTCCTGCTGGTTGGGAGCGAGGCATTAAGTTTCGCTCCTAACTGGTAAACGTTACCTTTGCTACGTCAGCTAAGTAAACCCAAATCCTACTGACTTCTTGATTGCCAGCCGTTGCCATTGTTGCGTAACTGGAAGCTAAATCGCTCACCTCTATTTCGACAAAGTATCGTTTTTGAAAGCCTATAAGCTTGAAGTCTTCAATTGCGATCTTTGCATCTGTAAAAACTTCGTGCTTAGACTTTCCGCCCTTCTTACTTCTAACGTCTTTTTGGACTCTTACTCTTGCACTCTTACTCCAAAGCAGAACACGTGGGTCGAATCCTGTAAGAAGATTGAATGCTTTAATCCTTGCCCGTATCCCTTCGATCGTGGGTTTACTGATTTCACACTCGACCTGATAGTGATCAATTACATTCTCAAGTGGACGTGCTTTCTTCTCGCGTTTCTTATGTTCTCGTTTTTGACCTAATACCGTAAGACAGTTACCACAAGTATTTTGTTTGGTTGTTAAGTAGGCTGAAGCGGTAAGGAACTGATCTGTTCGTCGCTTTCCTTCAACGGGATCAAGATCAATGACGTTGGGCATAAACTCACCGTCAAGATTTATATAGCGACCTACTCTGATTTTCTCCCGCAGTTCCTTAGCACATTCATACTTACAGACTGTAAAGAAGTGTCCGAAGAGTCGTCGTTTCATTTCATTTCTCAAAGTGAAGACCGAAAGTAAGAATGCTTCTTTCGAGTGCTTCAAGATAAGCTACGTTATCATTCTCTTTTCGTTCACGCTCAAACCCTGAACGGAATCGTTTTGGTATAGGTTGTTGAGCTTCAACGTAGATTCTCATCCAGTTACTAACATTCGGAGCATCTGTAGGAATGTCATCATAGAAGGAAGCTGGATGACCTTCAAGGCAACAAGCTTCACAATTTGCAGCTTCGTCATTATCCGATTTACGTGTACCGTGATAATGTTTGAATGATTGCAAAGCCATCGCGTGTAATTGTTTTACTTTGTCGTCAGACCAGGGCGTTATCATCTTCCTTTTCCTTGCTACTGCATACTTGACAGGGTACTGAAAACGGCTAGGAACGTCTCCTAAGTGGCTTTTTAATGCTTCCTGAAGTGAGTATGTACAGTGCTCACCTACACAAAGAATAGACCTTTTGCCGAACTCGCTGGCACCCATTAGTTGATTCTCGAACATTACAACGTGAGTAGCCCTGGTTCTATCAATCGAGTTCTTGATCACGTCTGCTTGGTCTATACCAAACTCGTTGATCAAAGCTTCAAGTGTTACTTCAACTGGATTCGTTATCATCTGTCACCTCGGAGTGACGCCTCGTTGCGCTGAGGCATCCATTGCTTTTCGAATACGGCCCTTGTAGAGTCCGTATTGGTTGTCAATAGTAGAGCAGGAAAACCGACAAGCTGGATAGCGTATACATCCATAGAACTCGTGTTTGTCTTTACTCTTTCGTAGAACTAAAGGCCAACCACATTGAGGGCAATCGGCTACAAGAAAGTCTCGCCAACGATCAAGTCTATCTTGAAGATTCTGTTTCCATCCTTTGACTCGATGAACCCGTTTTGCTCCACCGAGCATCATTATTTGATCTTCTGCAACCTTACACCAAAGAGTAACTCGTATAGCATCCTTGCCAACTGATCGAGAATGACCCGAGCTTGTAATGCCAGTGTAGACTCGAAGTGACAAAGGATACCTGGAACCTTTGATTCGTCTTGAAAACACAATCTCTCTTGTTCTTGGAACTACGATAACCTGGAAGCCTTGACTCTCCAGGAACTCTCGCATTTCAGAAAGAGAAATGTCGTAATACTCAGCCATTGAACTACCTCTACTTGAAGAATCGTCCTGGCTTACCGCTAAGTTCCCGTAGATCATCATAACGTTTGAGTATTCCAATGATAACCATTCCGAATACTATTCCTATCCAGCTAACTGTGAGAACACCTTGATGATCAACGTAAAACTGTGCGACTCTGTAGAACCATTCGCTGTGATTGTGCCAAGTCCAAAGAGTCGAAGTGGGCCTTATTTGGATCGGCCTTAGCCTGTTCGTGAGGCTGAAAGTAGATCGTTCCAACCCGATTACCATTAACATCGTGCAAGATTCTCATTCCAATGGTTTCGGGAGTGGCTCTATCAATTGCTTCGTGAAGAATGCGTCGGAATTCGAAAGGATTATTATCCTGAATCGCTGCATTCTCCGTTGACATTGTGATTGTCATTTTCATTCGTCATCGTCTCCATTGCTATCTGAAGCTGTCTGTCCTGCAACAGTAATTTCGAGTCCGGGGTAAGGCTCGCCGGTTTTCTTGTTTGTTTTGGTTACGGTCTTGAAGTTAGCATAGGGAAATGCCAGCTTTGCCGCAGTGTTGAATGCAGTATTTTGACGGCATCTGCTTCTGACAAGCTTTGCAAACTTCGTGATTGTCCAAAGCTGTTGAGCGTTGAGTTCACCAAATCGTTCTTTGAACTCTTTCTCTAAGCCACTCGCAATTTCAGTATAGTGCTTCATTGGTTGAAACTCCTTTGATCAGGAAAAATAGATTCATCTTTGTACGTGTTAAGGCAACGTACCTAAGATTGTATTCCTGTTCTGTTTGCCACGGTTGTTGGTTTGCCCAAATGAACGGGAGCTTATCAGGTTCGAGTATCCAAATAGTCTCGGCCTCTAGTCCCTTTGCCTTATGAACAGTCGAGAGAACGATTCCACCATTCTCATCGCTGAACAAGTTATCGATTTCTCGAATCAGTTCTTCAGGTGAACGGGTTTGAAATGTCTTGTAGCAGACATCGATGGATTCGATCCTATCTTGCAAGGCTTCGATTGCGCCTTCACTCCACTTGCGTTGTGCAAGCTTTTCTCTTTGTTGCTTGAAGTAGATATCAAGGAACTGTAAGAATTCCTTTGTGAACACCTCATCCTTGTATCTAGGGTAATCAGGAGCGCCGTAGCGCTGCTTTGCAAGCTCCATTACTTGATTGACAATGGTCGTCAGAAGCTTCCCTATATTCCGTCCCTTGACACTTGCTGGTCGTCTATTCCTGATTAGCTCAAGGCATAAGGAAATAAGTGGAGCGGTTACACGACAGATAATCAAGTCACCGCTCTTGACCCTGGTTAGTATCGAAGACAGTGGAACGTTTTCAATGACTCCTTTTGGGGCTCCCTTACGTGCTCTGATTTCAGGGACAATTGCCTGAGCCAATTCAATCGGCCCTGTAGGACACCTGAAGGATACCGACAAAGGAAGCTCACCGGCCTTCAATCGTCGCTTGATGTTGTAGTAACTGTTCGAGTCAGCACCGGAAAATCCGTATATTGCTTGATTTGGATCACCCACGACAGTCATCCTGCAACCCTTTGCTCTAATCTTTAAGAGCAGTTCGAGTTGAAGACGGTTTAAGTCTTGTACCTCATCAACCAGAATGTCTTTGTAGCGTGATACAGGTTCAAGCTTCCACTTCACGGGAAGATAGATCATATCAGTATAGGTGATCGTACCTTCGTTACGTGCTAACTGTTCACCTTCATCAAGAGCGCGAGTCACGATGCTTAACATCAAGTTGAGATCATCCTCGAATTTTCCTGTTAGTGAAGGAATGTCTAGACCGAAATGATCAATTAACATTGCAACACTTTCAAGGTCATCAGGATCGGTGAGCGTAACTTGAATATATTCGAGCAAATCATCAGCCGCATTTCTGACTTCGAATTCTGTTGGAATACCGATCTTGTTCAAGCTACTGGTTCGGATGTTTGAAACGATTCGCTTGATGTCTGGAAACATTATGTTGCTATATTTCCAGTTTTGCAGATCGAGTCGTCCGATTTCTTGTCTGAGAATTTCGTTTCCTATGGAATGAATGGTTCGACACTCCATTAGACCTTGTAGTCTAGTTCGAAGCTCAGCAGCGATGTCGCGACCGAATGCACAAAACAAAGCTGAAACCTGTCGGCCTTTAGGTGTGAAATACTTGATTACCTGAGCTAGTCGTTCTAGGACTGTTGTCTTACCGCATCCTGCAACGCCTTTGATAATCAAGTTTCCTTGACCACCAATATACCACTTGAAAACGTCTACTTGTTCAGGCGAGGGAATGAAGGGTTTAAGCTGTCCTCGATATCCTACTTCACGCCACTTAGACATTAACGGCTTCAATTTTGTATCAGCAGCGCGAGGATCAGAAACCAGTTCGATTAGTGAATTCACTCTTCGAAGAGGATCATCTTTATCGATAGGTTCAGTTGAGGTTCCGAGTTGCCAGATAGTGTCTTCAGTTTCTTCCGTTGTCACTTCGGAGTGACGCAGAGGACGTTCGCAAAACATCTCATCTGAAGCTTCGTCAATCAGTCCCTGGGGAGGTTCTGACTTCTTTCTTTTCTTGATCACGTCTTGAGTTGATTCGTATAGATTGCCTGCCGAGTCCACAAACTTCAAACAATCAGGGCATCGTTGAGCGACCTTGATTTTTGAAAGATTTAGACTTGGATGCGGACAAGCGGTAGGTTTCTTTTTCGTTGTTGTCTTTTTGGCTTTCATTGTTTTTCCTTTTGCGTTTTTGTAAAACGCTGGCTTAGGGTTTGTCATTCCACCTTCGATCAGGAAAGGGAATGTCGATTCTTTGTCTTCTACGTTCGGGAGTAATGTAGACAATAACTGAAGATGTTCTATAAACCATTACCTTGTCAGTGAAGGTTCTTAGAACTACCTCAATCGTACTAGGACGTGGGGGCACGTACAGTTCGAGTTCTTTAGTTCGAGTCATTTGGTTCTCAACGGGTGCCTAAACGCTCCCCGTATTTGCTGAAGAAAGCTGACGTTGCAATGATCGCGATGATCATCAAAGAACCTGTTATCCAAAGCATTACGAAACCTCCACGTCACTCTGAAGTGACGCACACAGGGACTTGAGAACCCTGTCGTCGCATTAACCGAAGCGCTGCTTGCTATCACTTTGCCTCGGCCTCTCTGCGATTTTTACCAGTCGCATTAAGATCGCAAGCCCCACCAGTTCGCCCGAACTTCCCTTTAAGCCTCTTTGCGTAGCACCCGACATTGGTTCTCATTTCATTAACGATGTCTGCGGCGGGAAGGTAACTACTCTGACGATCAGTTCCTCGGAAAATCTAGATCAAAGACTTAACGAACTTTCGAACAATTAAGTTAATGTCAATTTGAGAAAGTGTAAGTGCGTTGACTAACTCTCGGAATCGCTGAACGCCAGCAACCCTGGCCTTTCTTGCTTATGAGATTGATAATTAAGCTCTTGCAGAGTGGCTGTGACTGAAGCTTCAAGAAGGATTCAAGACTAACTAGCGCTCAGCGTCATCTGGCCTTTTGCTAGCCTTGTTGGGCTATCTTACGCTAGCCTTCTCTTGGCTTGTCCTTTGCCTATCCTATGTTCAAAGATCAGAAATCCTAACTACTAGGTAAATTTTACACCCTAAGCCTTGGAAAGTCAACCCTTATTTATAATCAAATTTGCTAGTGAATTTTAGGATAGAGATGGAATTTTAATTACTTTTCTTCTTTGTCTCTTATTATGTGCTTGTTCCAAAGCGGTTGCCCAACGTAAATTTCCCGGTTCATAATTTCCGTTATTATCAGGATAACGATCTAAACTATAGAGCGAAGATGGACGTGGCCCAAGATTGTAATGATCCAATCATAAAAAGCAAGAAAGTTATCTTTCCACTCATCGTATACTTTAATACCGCGTCTACCGTAGTTTTTATAACCTTTATCATTTGGATTATAACATCGATACATCATACCCTTCCAGGCTCGGTACTCAGGTGTCTGTGATAAACGTGGAATCTTAAGTAAATAGTCGAGATTGTGCATTTGTATCACTCTGAAGTGACATTGAACCGTTTTCGGAAAAGATACTCAGGTCGCTGAGGGACTAACGTTGTTTGTGTAACAATTTGAATTTCAGGGAGCCGTTGCTTATCGTTCCAACGAATAACTAGCTTTACGTTACCAGTCGGAGGTGATGGAAATTCTCTAATAGCCTGATACTCTTTTGCCGAGCACCAACTATTCGATTTGACCTGGACATAATAGATAAAGTCGAGACCGCTACAAATAAGGTCAAATTCTCCAAAGGAACCACCGGCGCGAGTAACACGATATCCTTCGAATATAAACCAATCTCGTGTTTTGTACTCACGCCGATTTCCTTTTTGCTTTCGATTCAAAATGGTGCTCCTTCATCGAAGGGCACTAAATACCGGATCGGTTTACCCTGATTCATTGCGTAATCGATTTCGTTTCCAGTGCTATCGCCGATATATCCTCCAACGTTGAGCACAAAGACTTCATCAGCTAAGTCGATCTTACGTAGATGAAGCTCATCAAGCATTCGTTTCTGATCGACCGTAACGCCTACATCCTCACCGTGTGGAGTTTTAGAGAAGTCCGCGTGAGGATAAAAACCGACAGTTAACACGATGTTCCCCTTCATTGTTTCTTCGAAGTTGGCTTGTTGAAACTGTTCGTAGAAACGCGTTGATCCACACAAGACAACGATATGTGGCCTGTCTACCTGTCCCTCTTCGAATAGTTTAACGACTTCGTTGAAGTTGTTTTCGTGGCAAGCGACCCCAATGGTTCTTTTCTGAACGTTGTTGTTTCCTACCACGGTTACTTTGTATCCTTCGATTCGCTGTGTCAGTTCCTTTCTCATTTCTTTCCTTTCTTGGTTGCGACTTTTTTAGTCGATAACTTCTTAGTTCCAGTCACTTTCTTTGTCGTTTTCTTAGTGGCTGGTCTTGATTGCTCAGCTTTCCAGTCCGCGTGCTGCTTTGCCAGAAATTCCAAGACTCGTCCAAGTTCATCGTCTGGTATTTCGGTAACTCTTGTGATACCTACTTCGTCAAGTGGGTTCTCTTCGCGAGATACTAAGTAGGTGGCAATGGTAGTGAAAGCGTCATCCCAGGATTCAAAGAATCCACTCTGTTTCATTGCTACGAGTTGATCCTTTACGCTTTCCTGCATAGCAGCTATTTGTTTCGTACTGAGCTTGGTTTGTGTTTGCTCTGGCTTGGGTTCTTTCGCAGCTTTCTTTGTAACCTTCCTCGTTGAAGATCGTTCTTCGTCTTGTTCTTCCGTGTCTTCACCTGTTTCTTCGTTTTCTTCATTTGGTTCGAGTCCAGAACCGATCTCAAGTTCCTCAAGGTCTTCCAGGTCTGTCGTAAAGAACTCTGAAGCGTTACAAGCAATAACAGTCGCTCCAACAAAGGAACGTTTTTGAGCAACACCTTGAATGGTATTGATCACGTCAAAGATATTCGGATTGGTGATTCTATAAACAGTGCTATCAAGCTCGTAAGCTGCATACTTCTTTTTCTTTCGAGTTTCTTTCTTGATAGCTACTGCTCGACCATCAGCGATAGCTTCTTCCCACATCTTCCAGTAGGTTTCTGGTTTACCGTACTTGCCTTCAGTCTCAGCTTTCTCGACTGCAAACCTAAACTCGACAATCTTTGAAGCACGTTTTGGAAGATCACCAATTTTGTAACCCAGGAACTTTGCTTCCGTTTCGTCAACCCAACGAAAGCGATATCGTGATTCCCAGGAATTGTTTGAACGATCCAGGGATACGATCAAAGTCATTTCTAGATTTCCGTTAGGTGCCAAAATTTGCTTGAACACATCAGTTCGATAGCTGAAGTAGAACAGTGGTTCTCCGCCGTGATCTTTACCTGTCCAATCCATTATCTCAGCAATAGGATAAATCTTAGGCTTAAAACCAAAGAACGTAAGAAGCTTTTCTGCTCCAGGCTTGAGAAGGGTTTTCTTTTCGACATCGCCAATAGTACCGAAGTCCTTGCCTTCGACCATCTGGCCTTTAATAAACTCAAGCATTTGATTGTATCGATCCATTGCTTGAGCAATTGTAAGGGCTGGTGCAAAGTCCGGCCCAATAGACATCGGTTGAGATGACACGACCTGAAGAGCTTGCTTAGGCTCGACAAACTGTGCATCTACGGCAGGGGATTCTTTAGCTTTCTTCATTTTGTTCTCCGTTGTCACTCCGGGGTGACACTGACTTGTGGATTCGCAAACTGTTCACAGGCCCAATGTCCGCAATGTGGACAAACGGGAATGTCTTCAACTTCACAATTAAAATAACCAAGCAGTAGGCCGTGTTGACTGGCTGCACGTTCTTCAAGAACTATTAAAATATCACGAAGAAGTAGAAGTGCTCTTCGGTTAGTGCCGTGTGGTTTTTGATTATCGACATATTTAATTCTATCGATAAGTACGCGAATAACTTCTTGTGTAGTTGTACCGTGGTAATGACCAACATTGCCTGGAAAGTTATCACCTTCACGTTTAACAAACCGTAAAGTATGTAGAGGCCATTCGTGGTCTTCCTTATCAAGTTCGGCAAGAATATACTCGTGACCTGGATCGAGAATTTTCATTGTAATGTACCTTGTCCTTTTGCGTATTTGAGAAAGTATCGAACTTTAGTTTTTTTCCGTTCAATACGTTCTCTATTAGTTAATCCGGCCATAATTTCTGGAACGCCTGCTTCTTCGAGAAGTTCCATTATTGCTTTCATATCTGAAACCTCACGCGAAATTCGTTCTCGATTATTTCCTTTATCTTCATTTGTGTAGCGTCGAATATTTTCTTCTGGTTCATCTATTCCGAAACGTAATGCTTTACTTGTAGCCTGAGCTATCTCAGAACATTCTTCCGAGAAGGTTACAAGTAAGTGTTCAAGTTTATTCATCATCATCATCCTTTCTCGGCGTCTTACTACTTATCGGTCGCCACAAATTGTCGAAGTGCATTATAGGTGCAGAGTAGACTACTCGATCTACTCCTGTAACTCCATCTCGATTCTTGGCTGTAATCAGTTCGGCGATACCTTTGTTAAGATCGGTCTGATTATAAACTTCGTCTCTATAAACAAAGGTTACAACGTCACTATCCTGTTCGACAGCACCCGTATTTCTAAGGTCTGAAAGAATAGGCCGATGTCCTCCCTGTCCATCCTTACGTCTTTCACATTCTCGATTGAGTTGTACTAGCACTATTATAGGTAGATCGAACTCGATTGAGATTTGAACTAGACCGTTTGACTTTTCCGTAGTCTCAGCAGTAAGTCCGTCACTTCGGAGTGACGCCATTAGATCGAGATAATCTATGATCAGTAGATCAAGTTTACCGTGCTTGAGAATGAACTGTCGTACACTACTACGAATATCTAACCAAGTTTCTCCACCTGTATCATCGATATGGATCGGCAAGTTCTCGAAAGTATCCAGGGCATCCGCTACCCGTTCCCACTCTTCTTTGTCTAAATCAGCGTGTCGTAATCTTGTGGCATTGACTCTTGCTATAGCGGCAATATATCGTTCAACAGTTCGCTTAGCTTTCATCTCGTAAGACTTATGAAAGACAATGTAGTTCTTTTTCGCTGCATATAGACCAACGCCAACAGCAAGAGAAGTTTTTCCCATCGAAGGTCTGCCAGCAATAGTATAGTAGCCCTGTCGTAACCCACCTAACCGTGCATCAAAATCGTTGAGTCCTGTGGGTAGGCCAATAAGAGCACCAGGATTTTCAGCACGTATTCTAAGCTCTTCTGCGAATTCATCGGCACCTTCTTTAGCTGAATAAATCCTTCCACCGCTATTGAAGGGTAATAGAGAAAGAAGTTCTGTTTGAGCGAAGGTGAGAACTTTGCCAAGGTCTTCTTCTTCGAAGCAGAGTTCAATGATTTTATTTGCGAAGGTAATGAACTGACGAAGCTGCGACTTGTCCTTGATAAGTCGTGCATAGTATTCAATAGTATCTGTTCGCGGGACTCCATCGATAAGAGAAGAGAGATACGATCCACCACCAATTTGCTCTAATTCTCCGAAGCGTCTTAGCTCGCCTCCAAGTGTAATCATATCGATTGGAAGTTGTTGTTCGTGTACGCTAATCATTCTTTCAAAAATACGTCTATGTGATTCGAGAAAGAAGTCTTGCCGTCTTAAGAGTTCTATTGCTTGATCTATGATATGTCCTGATTTACCGAAGCTGTCTAGTAAGATTGCGCCCAAGACAGAACGTTCTGATTCGAGATCACTTGGTAATCCTTTTTCGAAGAATGGATCATTACCTGTAGCTCGGTTGCCTTTATAGGTAACGACCTTGCGGGTGATACTAGATGGTGGTTTGCCTTTTTTGACAACGACTCGTTTACTCTTAGTCGAAGGCTGATTTTTTTTGTTTTTCATTCTTCTGTTTAGGGTCTACACTTGCATCGTTCCAGGTATTAAACTGCGTAGGATCAATAATAGTTCTCGTGACAACAACCGGAGGACGGCATCGAGGACAAGGCTTGTATATATCCTTGCCTACCTTAACGATGAATAGGTCTTTACAAAGTCGGCAATTAGGCTTTTCTTTTCTTGGCTTTGCTTTTCTTGCCAACTGTCGCAGTGCCTCTATCGCCTGACTTGTTTTTGTTTGCCTCAAGAGTCCTTCCTCGTTGAATAGCTGCTTCGATTATTTCTTTTATATCCGCATAGAATGGCCCGTCATTTCTTCGTAATCCACTTTTGTCTTTACCACCTTCAAGTTTTACTACATTCTCACCACAATTACGGCATCTAATAAGTAGCTTTACAATACGGTATCTATTAGTTAGCTCAGCAGCGATACTGTCAACATCTATAGGATAGTCATAAGGTCTATTAGGATAGAGTGTATCCTTTCCCTCTGCAAAGCCTTCAAGTATAAGATAGCGTATTGGACGACGATCAAGTTCAGACTCCTTTTGTTTATTAGCGAGATTTTCTGCAAGCTGTGCTTGCTTTCGCTCTGTTTCAGTCTGCGAGTTTCTCGCCATCAACGTCACTCCGAGGTGACACAGGATTCAATCTACTAAACGTACTTTGAAAACAAGCTTCAGCGGAATCGAACTGAGCGTGACAGTCTTTGCACTGGTAAAGCGTATTCAGTTCTCCACCGCAATTGATACACCTAGCAGTACCGTAGTCCAATGGTACTGATATTTGATCCGAACTGTACTTGATATTATCAGTCATCTATCTACCTCGTTGAGTAATACTAACGTTCACATAATCCTGTATTGCTTTACGTTCGTTAGCACCTAAATGAGTTTCTTTTGCGATTACGTTTCCAGTTAACGTCATTACTATGACTTCTCGAACTGTTACTTGATCAAGAAGTAATAATTCACAGGAAACGTTTGGGTCTTCAGGAATAACGATGACTTTATATTTCATAGGTCTCCTTTTTTCGGAGGTTGTCCATTGAGATGTTGCTTGCAAAACGACACGTAGGAACCCCAATGTTTCAGAATTGTTTCCGGTGATGGTGGATCAAACGGCCTGCCCGAGCTTGTCTTAGATGTCCACCAAACTCCAAATCCGATAATCAACTTGTTGATATCTTCATCGGACTTGCTCGTATATAAGCTTCGTATTCGACTTTCTGTGCGTCCAATTCTTGATCCTGTGCCTGAAGGTGCGATTTCAAGATAGATCGCTGATGCCTCAACGATAGCATCAAAAACTAGATTTCGCTCCCTTTTCTTCTTCGGAGATTTCGCGGCCTCTTTATTAACTATGCTAGATTGTTGAGATGAAGTTTCATTATCTTTTACTACTTTATAGTCGAATAACTCATCATCCTGGTGTGGCACGATAGTTGCTCTTATATTATTATTACTAGTAGAAGATTTGTTATCTTCGGTATTTGTAATGTTAGAGTCTTGTATAAATGCCCTATATCTCTCGGTGCAAAATATCGATTTAAGAAAAGTCTCTTTTTCATTTTCATCGAGGTCTTCGAAAACCTCAATTGCTGAATTTACGTCCATTTCTCGCTCTGTCACTTTGAAGTGACGGGCCTCTTCAATTAAAAGATCGGCTATAGTATCAAGGTGAAGCTTTAGATTTCGATGTTGACTTTTTTTTGCTGAATCTACTTGTAGTAATTGGCTTGTAATAAATCTGCGATTCATTGCTTTAATGGTTGGCTTCCGTAAACCGCTATCCTCTGCTAGTTTCGTTAAGGTGTAGCTAAACCACCCTCGAATATTCGTTGCTTTACTTTGTTTGAGTAGTAGGGTCATTATAACAGCGGCGTCAGCACTACCCCCCAAGATTCGAATCAACGCCGGAGAAACGGAAATGTTTTCTTCAGCGTAAGTGTATAGGACTGCCTTATGTTTATCCGAAAGCTCGTTCCAGGACATTTATCTATAACACCGTATATGAATCTAAAAGACACTGCTTAAGCCCTTCAGTATTGTAACCGAAAAACCTAACCAAGTCAATATGTGGCCGAGTATAAGAAAAAGGCTGCGACCGTTGCATTACGTCGCAGCCCAATGTCACTTCGGAGTGATCTTTGTGTGGATCACATTGGAGGTTCTTCGTCAGCTTTCTTGCCTTTCTTTGCGGGAGGCTTTGGGATTGATGCTTCCTTCTTTTTCCCGATTGGCTCTTTACCCTCTCGAACGCGCTTGGCTTTCTTGAGGATGTCTTGAGCTTTCTTTTGAGATTCCTTGGCGGTCTCTTCAAGTTTCGAAGCTGCCTCAGTTCTCTTTTGCTCTTCGCTGATCTTAGTGACTCGTTCCTTGATCTTAGCCTTGATTGTTGCCGGGTCTGAGATATTCTTCTTGGGGCTATCAAGCATCTTGACATAGGCTGCCCGTTCTCCTTCTGGTAGTTTCTCCGCAGCCTTGATCACTGAATCTCTTACTTTCTTCAGTGCGTTAGCCTTCTTAGTCTCAGCAGCAATCTCTGTCAGACGAGCTTTGACGAGTTCCTTGATTTCGTCAAGGTCAGTTCCTTCCTTGTCGGCCATCTTTGCGTACTTGGCTTGTTCATCGGCAGGGAGTTTCTTGACGACTGTTGTAATGGCGTCTTGTCTTGCCTTCTCGTCAACTTCGTCTGCGTAATCAGGATCGATGTGGTACTTCTTGGCGTGTGCCCACTCTTTGTCCAGGAATTGAGAATACGCCAAGGCACCTTCGTCTGCTTCTTTGCCCCTGATTGTAACGTGAAGTGGATCATAGATTCTGTCACCACGTTCACGTTCGTATCCTGGGCCTTTCGAAAACTCTCTTACTTCCTTAGCTAGGCGTTCAACAGTCCACGTCTTGCCTTTATCCTTACCTTCCTTGTCGCCGGCGATTGCATCCTTGATGAATTTCTTGATCTGCGGCTTTTCAAGGGAAGTGAGTTTTCGGAAGTGTGAGAATGTGAGAAGTGGCTTACGTGTTTCAGGATCAAGAGCGAGTTCTCGAAGCTCGTGAGGAATCTTATTTCCCACGCTATTCATATTTCTGAGAGTCGCAGGGTCTTTACCTGAGATCGCAGCCGCTTGGTGATACTTCTCTCTGTAGGTGAATTGACCGTAGTTGAGGTAATCAACCCACGCCCACTCCATTGCATCATCTGCTACCGTAAGATCGTTCCCTATCTGTTCATACTCTTCGAAGGGCATATCCTTCTTCATCAACAAGCCTACAGGTGTCAATACTACGTTCTTATCCTTGGCAAGTGATGCGAAAGAGTTTCTTGTTGCGATAGCATTTGGTGGTATTTCACCTTCCAGGAATTGAGGTTCGGCTATTACCTTGGCTTTCTTCTTGGTTTTTACCTTACCTTCTTCTTCGTCTTTTGTTACTACTTTTTTCTTCGCCATATCCTATCCTTTCCTGACATACCAGAATTGACGGTGATAGTCAGTGTTCCGAGGTTAACTGCTTTATCACTCTGAAGTGACATTGAACTATCCATAACATCCATTCTACCTAACTGGTCTGAGGTGTCAAGCTCAAAAGTGAGGATTTCAAGTTGTAGGCAAAAAATATAGAGTTTTAGATGATCTTCCCTTAATCCACCCCAGGTAGCAGCTTCAGGATTGAAGATAGTGGCGAAAGCTTTGATATGCTCAACAAGTAAGGTCTCTTCGTTGTAATCCAGGATTCCGTCAGTTCTAAAAGACGGGTGTTTTAGCATCCATAAATGGAGTTGCAACTTACGAGCCTTTTCTATTAGCTGTCTTTTTGTTTTTGTGATTTTCATAAGGAACCTGAGCCGCGCTTCTTCCGATATGGGCTGCTTGTAGCCATTCGATTGCATCACTAGTGCAGTCGGTTACGATAAAGTTACCATACGGCCCTGATCCTTTATCAATGCCTAAGCAGAATCCTTGTTCTTCGCAAAACTTCGATAGATCGTTTAGGAACTTATCAATGTCTGGTCTAATGATTCGTTTTTCGTGAAGATAAGAATATCTGGCTGGCATTTATTCTTCCTTACGATTTAGCTTTGTTCTAAATCCAACTGCACTTGGATGTAAGCAACGACCTGTCATAGCCGGACAAGAACAACTTCCTGTTATGACATCTACGTTGTATCTTTGTCCACCTTCTTTGCTTAAGACAGACCATAAGTTTTTCGTACCCGGAATAGGCTTTGCTGTAATAGCGTAAACTAGAAATTCGAGTATCCTATCGTCTCTTTTGCAAAATGGTTTAGCGAGTTTTAGGAGTTTATAGAAAGCTTCTTCTTCTTTAGCTTTTAGCTCGATCATTTTTACTCGGTCTACCTACTGGACGTTTGTTCTTATTGAATCTGTCCAGTGTAGATTGATAGAAATAGATTCTTCGCTTGGCTGTATCGCGTCTATCAATAGTGAGGTTCTTTGCTATATAGACGTGATACTTCAATGCAGCCATTGATGGGAGTTCGCAGTAATCAACTGCTTCTGCTGACGTGAATTGTCTTTGTCTAGGTTCCATTTGTTCGGTTCGTCCTTTTCTTGAGATCGTTGACATAGCGAGGTTTTTTTGGTAGAATCTTCTTGGCTCGCCGGTAGGTTGAACCGTCATTGAACCTAACACTTTGCTGTACTCCTAAAAGTTACTTCATCACTTTGAAGTGACATTGCATAGTTAGGATTATAGCAAAGTATGTTTTTATAGTCAACTGCTAGCGAGCTGCCTTGATATAAAGATCGGGGAAACTTAGCCCAAACAGTGTCACTCTGAAGTGATGCTAAGCAACTTTTTGACTTAACATTCTCTCGGTGTTCTCAAGCCGAGATTCGAAGGAGATGACTTTTATGGCTAAAGCAAAAAAGACCGCTAAGAAAAAGAAGAAAGGCGCAGTTGGCAAAAAGAAGGGTGGTGGCGGTCGCACTGGATAATCCCTTCCGGTAAAACAGATGAGGGATTCTATCTGTCGCGGGTAGAGTCCCTCGTTTGGTGTCTATTATGGACGTATTAGCAGATTGTATTCAAAGGCTTGAAGTAGTGGCTAAGCGCACTGAGGGTAAGTTACTTGTGTCTTATTCTGGCGGAAAAGATAGTCTTGCAATTCTTGATATAGCTAGTCGAATCTTTGATCATATTGAATGCTTCTTTATGTACTTCCTGCCTGATATGCAATGCGTTCAACCGATGCTGAAGTTCGCCGAAGAAAACTATAAAGTTACAATTCATCAGTATCCGCATTGGGCTCTAGCTGTGTCACTTCGAGAAGGTATTTTTTGTGACAGTTATTATACTCTTGCTTCTCTTGATTGGTCATTGAAGGATATTTATACGCTTGTTGTTGACGATACTGAGATTCCTGCAATAGCTGTTGGTGCTAGGCGTAAAGAATCTCAGTGGCGTAGACGTACTATTAAGCAGATGGCGAAAATTAAGGAGGTTGTTTATCCTATTGAGAATTGGACAAAGCTCGATGTTATTGGATATTTGAAGAGACGTGGATTACCTGTACCAAGATTAGATAAAGATGATCGCAGTGGTGTTGGCTTGTCGCCGGATCATATTCTTTGGTTGTATAAGCATTGGCCTCAAGATTACGCGAAGATAGTAAAGCGGTTTCCTTATATCGAAGCTGTGATTTGGAGAGAGAGATTCTATGGCGAAAGCGAAAAAGTCAGCGTCACCTCAGAGTGACACTGCTACTATATTTGACAATTATGTGATTGTCGAGATATATCGATCTGAGGCAAAGAATGCTCCCTATAATCCTCGTATCCTTTCTGCTTCTGCGCGAGAGAAATTACAAAAAGGGATTGATAAGTTTAAGTTATTAGGCCCACCGATTTGGAACCGAAAGACTGGAAATATTGTAGGTGGTCATCAGCGTCTTTCTATTTTAGACAGTCTTGCCGGTACAAAAGATTATCGATTAAAGGTTGCTGCTGTTGAGTTAAACGACAAACAAGAACGAGAAGCGAATATCTTATTGAACAATCCTAATGCTCAGGGCGATTGGGATATCGAGAAACTTGGTGATTTACTTAAAGACCCTGAGATCGATATCGCTGGTACTGGATTTGGACTAGCTGATATTTACCGAATGTTTGGTGATGCACCGTTTCTTGATTCTGCCGAAAGAGCGGAAACTTTAGCTGCTGAGTTAAGGGAAGCTCGTGAACGTTGGGAAAAGATTACAAGTGCTGCGCAGGAAGAAGCTAGCGAAGAGTTTTATATCGTTGTGATCTTTGAGGACGGTAAGAAATTGATGAAGTTCTTTAAGATATTAGGACTTGAAGCTAATCGTTATCAGGATGCGCGAGATATTATACGTCACTTTCCAAAAGCTCTTCAGCCGTCGTTCGAATTGACTCCAAAGAAAGCTTCAAAAAAGTGAGTCCTGCGTCACTTCAGAGTTACGTTCAGGTAATGGATAGGCGTTGTATTCTTGAGAGTTTCTTTCGATTGCTTTTTGAAGGTCTGATGCGAATACATAGTGGTCTCGATAGATATGTGCGATATCTACTTCCGGTAGAAGTTGAACTGCAATCTCGTGATGTCTATGACATTCGCCAGGAGCTTCTTCGAGGCATAACAGCAGTAGGTTCATTTGTTGATGTTCTCGGAGAAAATCTAATCCGGTTTGTTGAACTTGTTGGCCTCCTAGCTGCGGCATTGATATGTACTGTTCTTGAATGACTCTTTGTAAGTTGTAGAGTGAGAATTCAGGATTGCGGGAATAAGGCGAGCGCCTAGTGTCGATAAGCAGGTCAATATCGAGATGAGAAATTATTCGGTTAAGGGATTCGGCTCTAGACAATCGTTGATATCCTATGCTCCAAATCATAGGACTCATTATATCACGAATATTGAGGATTGACAAGATTATGCGGCTTAATAGACAACGACTTTCCGACGAAGAAAAGAGCAAGCGGTGTGTGTCTTGTGGTAAGTGTTGTATGATAATGTCGATCGATGGTGGTGAACTTACCGAGGATAAAGAAGACGAGATACGGTGGGCAAAACTTCACGGTGTTATCATTGAGACCTTTACGTATCGAGGTAAGACGCATTTTTACTATACGATTCCTAAGCCGTGTAATGCTTTAGATATTTCAGAAGACGCGGACGGACAAAAGCAATACAGGTGCAGTATTTATAATACACGTCCTCAAGTGTGCGTAGATTATGATGGTGACGATGCACCTCCAGTCGGAATTACTGATTGTGCTTGGCGAACTGAGCCGTTATCTAAGTCTTTTGATGTTGGTTATCAATTCGTGCAAATTGAAAAAGCTTCAAGCGAAAGAGCTTGAAATGGTTAGCGATGAGATTGTCTTCATTCACGTTGTTAGTCACGAGATCAGAAATGTACGTCTTGCTTTTAATCCTGGTTTGTATAAGTATTCACACTGTGATGAATGTGGCGATCACGCAATGGTAATTTTCTATGATGGTTTACATTTCGCTGTCAAATGTCATCGACATATTGTAGAGCTTGCATAGATAGGTTTTTCGTGGTATAATCGTAGCTATGTCGATCCTTAAGAAGCTTCCAGTATTGTATGATTGCGATAAATGCCCTGCTTGGTGTTGTACGTATGAAGAGATCGAGATTTCAGATAAAGAGATTCAACGAATTGCCGATCATTTCAAAATTTCTTTTACTACTGCGAGGCGTCGATTTACTCAGGCTACCGAAGAGGGTGATGGACGGAGCTTATCTATTATTCCTGATCCTGATCCTGATTACTTCGGCAAAGCTTGTGTGTTTCTTGATCTTGGAAAACGGTTCTGTACTATTTACGAAGTGCGTCCTCAAGTATGTAGATCATTTCCGTATGCCAAGCACTGCGGTTATTGGGACTTTCTAAAGTTTCAACGTAAGCACGCTTTAGATGATAAACTTATCGCAAAGACCTAATGTCACTTCGGAGAGACAGAGTAGAAATTCAATGGAGTGCAGATGAGTGGCAACAGTGTTTAATATGTCGAGCTTGGCATTATGAAAGAAACCGATCTAGCATATTTAGCATCGATATGTGCGGTTGTTGGCATCAACCGTTATTACAAGATTCTATATGTTCACATATACCGAAAGGAGGTGATCGCAGTGAAAGGGACAAAAGGACTCAAGGTCAACACGATGACAAAGATGAGAAAGAGCAGCGGAAAGCTCGGCCCTCGTCAGGATCAGTCGGGTGCAGGTACGAACAACTTTCTTTCGCGGGGCACGAGAGGGATAGCTAAGAACCGAAAACGTGCTCAGCCGAATCAGTAGCTTGCAGGAGTGAGGGCGCACACTCTATATGCGCCCGAGGATTTATGCTGGATTGTGAGGAATTTATCAAGTTTCTAGGCTTTGATTGCGAGAATGACATTACAGACGATGGTGAGGTTCTTTTCGGGGTTAGGATGGCCCGTAGGATGGTCATTCCCGGCGTCCACAGGCGATTTCCGAGGCTTTTGGAGGTGAAGGCATACGGTAGTACCCTTTCGAACTAAAGTGGCTTAAATCTTTACTTACGGAGATTTTCGTTTGTGTCACTTTAGAGTGATGTAATGGACGATAGACAGTATCTTAATAAGGCTAAAGATGCCTTAGCTTCCGTATGGATTGGAAGTAAGACTGATTTTCGAATTCATAATGCCTTATGGAGACTTGAACGACTTTTGGATTATCAGGATTATCGAAAGCAAAAGGTTCCGTGTAAAGGTTGTAAACGTTTTTATCCGATGCACGAGATTGACTGTCCTCTCAATGGTAACTTCTAGGCTGGTTACAAGTTGTTGAATGTCTAGGGCTGCGAGGACTACCGTGACGCGAAGGAGTTTTCGGTCTCTGAGCCTACGAGTAGCGGTAGTTCTCGCCTATTTGTGTATGAAGGTTAGGAGGTGGTTCGGAATGCCTCTACGATGTATGTTGCTCATTTCGTCTCTGATTCTGTTCTATAGAGAACGTCAGGGTTTGTTTTTCATCTTTAACAGCGTGTTCACGAAAGATACGCAATTCGAAGGAGATATCACTATGGCTGAAGGCAAAGAAGGACAATTGTTTGCGATCACTGCTACTCCGAAGTCGAAGAGTGGCAAAACGGCGAAGATTCAGGATGGATCAGCCGAATGGTTTTCTGGCGATCTTGATGTTGCTGACGTGCATCTAAAGTCAACTTTGGATGCGAACAATAACATCATCGCCAGCGAGAATGAGCTTCAGGTTGTTGTCGAACTCAAGGCAGAGGGAAGCACTTTGGTTTCTCTGAGTGCTGACGCTGATCCGAGTGAAGCGGTCAAGACGATCATCGGGACTCTTCCGGTAGTCTGCTTGGTCGGTGACGCGGTAGTGTTCGACATTCAGGCAGGTCCGCCGGTTGATCCTCCCGCGACGACTTAGTGTCACTTTGCGGTGACATTGCGGGGGTTTTACGATGAACCATAAGCACAGGTGTCCTCGTCACGGCGAATACATCTGTGCTTATGTCACTCAATGCGGCGTTAAAGAAGGGAGAGTCGGATTAGATTATCATTGCCCCAAGTGTATAGAGAAGCGTTATGCCAAGAAGAAAAAGCAAAGAAAGCAGCGATGAATCAGGCGTATCTGATACCTTGCAAATAGCCCTTGCTGATATTAACAGGATGTTCGGCCCAGGGACTATTATGCGGTTAAACGACAAGCCGCTTGATATTCCCTCTATACCGACAGGTTCGTTAGGTCTCGACATTGCTATAGGTATAGGCGGCATTCCACGTGGAAGACTTATCGAACTCTATGGCCCTGAAAGTGGTGGAAAATCTACGCTTGCTTTGGGAATGGTTGCTCAAGTGCAGAAGATCGGAGGTGTAGCAGCTTATATCGATGCTGAACACGCCCTTGATAGGAATTGGGCTGAGACGGTTGGCGTAAACACAAACGATATGTTTATATCTCAGCCTGATAATGGAGAACAAGCACTTGAGATTGTAGAAGCTTTAGTACGTCACGCTAATACAACTGATCTCGTGATAATTGATTCAGTAGCTGCACTTGTTCCTGCTGCTGAGCTTGCCGGTGATTATGGCGATGCAAATATGGGACTTCAGGCACGGCTTATATCTCAAGCCTGTCGAATGTTAACCGCGATCGTACATAAGTCTGATTCAACAATCGTATTTATAAACCAGATTCGTGAGAAGATTGGAGGTTATGGTAATCCTGAAACTACTACTGGCGGTCGAGCGCTGAAGTTTTATGCTACTGTTCGTCTTGATATTCGTCGTATTGCAGGTGGTGCTATTAAGAACGGTGAAGAGATTATCGGATATCGAACTAAGGTCAAGGTCGTGAAGAACAAGGTAGCTCCACCGTTTAAGGAATGTGAGTTCGATCTTATGTTTGGCGAAGGTATTTCACACGAAGGTGAGTTAATTGACGTTGCAGTTCAAACAGGTGTCTTCACTCGTAGCGGTGCTTGGGTGCTGTTCAAGGGTAAGAAAATAGCCCAGGGTCGTGAGAATGCGAGAAAGTTACTTAAAGAAGATAAAGACCTTGCACGTGAAGTTGAGGTTGCAATTTACGATGATGAGGTAATTTCGGAGTGACAATCGAGCTTTGGTATCGTGATCCTAAGTTGAAGCTACTAGGAAGTCGTGAGATACCTGATTCCTGGGTCGATGTAAACGGTTTACCTGAGATCGTGATTTGTTGTGTTAGACCTTCGGAAGGGTTTATGAGCTACTTCAAGCTCGATACCGACAAGGACTTCGGGACTCCTGGTTATTGGCTTATCGGTGCAAATAAGGTTTACGGGATAGATTAAATGAAAACCTTACACGTTAACGTCTTAGACCACGGTTACATAAGGCATATTGAATCGTGGGGTAGTGGCGAGGCTGGACAACAGAGTGTTGAAATTGAACGATATGGTGAGTCATTCTCACCTTTTGATTTTGAATGTGGTATTATCGAAGCCGCTCGTCAGTCAACTCAAGGAAGCTTCCGAGGATGGGAAAAAGATGAAAGACTTCTAAAGTTTATGTTCGAACATAAACATAACTCGCCCTTTGAGTTTGCGGGGATGATTATTGAAGTTCAAGCTCCGATCTTTGTTTTTCGCGAGTGGCATCGACATCGAACTCAATCTTATAATGAGATGAGTGCCCGTTATACGCCACTTCCTGATCTTCACTATGTTCCTGATCGTGAGCGGTGCTTTATGGTTCAGGAAAAGAATAAACAAGCTCAAAGTCAATCGGGAAGTTCCTTGATTGATCGTGATGTTATTGGCTGGCTTAACGGTCTACAGCGGTTCTATGAGCAAGCCGAGGTTTTCTATCAGTTCGGGTTAAATCTTGGCATACCGAAGGAGCTTGCGAGGGTATGTATGCCTGTAGGTCATTATTCACGTATGCGAGCTTCAGCTAATCTTCGCAATTGGCTTGCGTTCTTAACTCTTCGAATGCATCCTGATGCACAATGGGAAATTCGTCAGTTTGCTAATGCGGTAGGTAAGATTATTTCTGAACAGTTTCCTCGAACCTGGAAGCTTTTTGCCGTAGAAGCTATGAAGCCTTTTACGGATAAGAACTTTGATGAAATGACCGCAACGTAACTTTGGAGTGACACGATGACTGATCACTATAATACTTCTCGACCACCTCCTGTCGGTTCGTTAGTTGATTGGGGCTATTAAACACGGTTATGATCCTGGGCGTGACGTGAAGTTCAAGACTGTTGTTATTGATTCCGTTTCCTCTCTTGACTTTATCGATATTGAAGGTCACGTAGTAGAAGACGAGGTACAAAATGAAACGAAAACTCAGCAAGAAACAAAAAGCGGCCTTAGCAAAAGGTCGAAAGCATCCAAAGTCAAAAGCTCTCCGCTCTCGCTTAAGAAATAAGGGTAAGCGGTAGATTACTTCGAGGGTAAACTTATGATCAATGGTCTGCATCAGCATCGTTGCAGAGAGTGTGGACGTAACTTTGAATGCGCGAGGGTTACTCACTGCAATCTCGATAGTAATAATGAAAACTTCTCTAAACGTCCAGTCTGTGACGACTGTATAGGGAGCGTAAATGCCAAGCAATAAGCAAGTAATGAAACGTAAAGTAGAGGTCTGTCCGAATTGTAATCAGGTAAGGCTTCATCGTAAGGGTGAGTGGCCTTGTACTACGTGCAAAGAACCTGTTAAATGGCAAGACGGAACTCAACTCAAATGGAATGGAACGATAGCCGAAGTGAAAGCTCATCAACAGATTCACGACAGTGGTAGATACTGTGCAATCTGCGAAGGTGACGCTTCAACACGGACAAAGTAATAAATGTCTAAGTACAATCTCAAGGATGTAAGACAGGCTATACGATATAGTCAGTTTAGAGTCTTAGCTTTGGAACGTCAAATCGAGCAACTAAATAAAGAACTTGTATTACATCGTGACATCTTAGAGAAAACCGTGAAGTTTGCCGAGAAATTGGAAAAGCGAGAGAAAAGAAAACGATGAACGTAACTTTGGAGTGACATCACGAACTTTTTATAGTATATTGCCACTATGAAACGTGTATTTACCCTGTTTGAGCCAACAGAAGCCGATATAAAGCTGAATGGGCTTCGTCGTGGTAATCGAACAATCTCGCAATCAGCGCTTGCGATAACAGAATGGTACGATCAAAACGGCATTCCTGTTTGGGCAATTCATAGGTCTCGTGGCTATCCTGTATGTGGTGGACGTGTTGCAAAACGTCCTGAATTGTGTTGTCAAAAGTCCGAACGTTTATCAACTGGTAGGTGCCCTCGTCACGGTGGAAGAGGTACGGTAAAGGATTCGTTAGTTGGTCGTCCAGTACAAGGGAATCCGATGCGTTGGGACAAGTATCTTCCTTCTCGTTTGCGTAATCGTTTAGCAGAGCATCCGGTTGACAGTACGTTGCTTGATTTAACGTCTGAAATTCAACTGTTCGATCTACGGATAGCTGAACTTATCGATGGCTTGACCGAGAATAATCCAGTAGAGACGTTAAAGCGAGCGCAAGAAGCTTTTCGTAACTTTCAAATTGCGTATAAAGCTGGCGATGTTGATTCGATACAAGAGAACTTGCGAAGTCTCAATGGAATTTTAAGGCGTGGTGTTAGTGATACTTATACGTGGAATGAGCTTCGTAGTATGGCGCTTCTTCGAAAGGAACTCATTCAAGCGCAACAACAACTTTCGCTTAATGCAGGTCGAGCGTTAATGAAAGACGAGTTGAAATACTTAGTCTTTTTGGCTGGTGAACAGTTCAGAGCCGCAGTACAGCGTAACTTGACACTTGAGAACGTTGCAAAGTATACTCCTGTCGCGCTGCAAAACGAGATTTTACGTACTGCTTCATTTGGGATAGCGAAAATCTTTGCGATGGGTCAAGGTGAATATCCCAAGTCTGTTACTTCAGGGTGACGAAAGGAGAACGCTATGAGTTGGTCTGTTAGTTTGTTCGGAAGTCCATCAGGTGTATCGAGTAAGCTCGATGAGATCAGTGAGATGTTGACTGATCAATCGAAGGAAGAGTTCGATGAAGCAAAGCCGAATCTTCAAGGACTACTTTCGCAAGTGGTTGGTAACAATACGAACGTGAGACTAGTTGCGAGTGGTCACGCGAGTTTTACTGACGGTGAGAAGACAAACGGAAACATCACTGTCGATTTGAGCACATTCTACGGTGAATGGTGCGACTAAAGATTTCGGCCCTGGAAATTCACTCGAAAGGAGTATGGCAAACTGCTAATCGGTGAAACGTGATGACAACCTTCCAAACTCCAGGGCCGAACTTACAATTGATATAGCTAACGTCAAAAGGCTTGCCGACGCAAAGAGGTTCGACGATACAGGCCAGAAGTCTGCAACGACTCTCTTGACGTTAGCTTCTATTTAAGGTGTTACGATGATGAGGGCTAAACTGGTACGAAAATGGGGTCGTACTAGATTATCGTAACATCTTTTGTCACTTCGGAGTGACGTAAGGGTGCAACGGAGAGACTTTTTACACGGTAGTGCCGCAAGCTTAGCCGCAGGACTCTTAACTCCTACCATCGATCTTATAGGTTCTCGCCCTGAATCAGCCGCTGAATCCTTTTGTCGTGATCTCGCATCAGCCTTAGCTCCGAATATAGGTGTACAGCAACCGTTTATTGATTGGTTGCCCGGTGCTTCACCTTCTACTTGGCGCTTCGATGGAGCAAACGTAAGATTTCAGGCAGCGAAACTTCAAGAACTGCTTCACGGTGGATGCGATAAGGGTCATATCAATTACTTACGTTTGACTGTAGGTGCCGAATGTCCTATCGAGACTTGTAGCGGTAAGATTGAAGGCCCAGGCATTAAGGATTATGACGGTAAACGTAAGCGGAGGATGATGCTATTTGAACCTCCGCGTCACTTTAAGACCGAGACTGTTACAGTTCGCTTTCCCGTCTACTTTATGCAGGACAATCCAGTAAGACGTGTTCTGCTTTCGTCGTATAATCAAGACTTCACGAATAAAGTCTCTCGTAAGATGAGGCGAGTTGCTGAAGGTCGCCTTGACATCATTGGCAAGCTCGTACAAGATTGGGAACTTCAACAAGGCGGTGGAGTAACTGCGCGAGGTGTTGGTGCTGGCGCGGCAGGATTAGGCGCACATCTAATTATTATCGATGATCCTATTAAGAGTCACGCTGAGGCAAACTCGCCTACTTATCGTGAGGGTATTTGGGAATGGTGGAGTGACGAAATATTTACTCGACAAGAGCCTGAGATTGAAGGTGGCGAAGCTTTAATGATCTTAATGTTTGCTCGTTGGCACGAGGATGATTTAGCTGGCCGTATAATGGACTCCGAAGATGCCGAAGAGTGGGCCGTTATTAACGTTCCTGCTGAAGCTGAGACGCAAGAAGAGCGAGACTATTGGGCGAAGAAATGGGGATTAGAGCATCACGTTGGTCAACCCGATCCTTTGGGACGCCAACCAGGAGAAGCGTTAGACGAAGATCGGTTTCCATCGAAGAAACTTGAGAAGTTCAAGAAGGTCGTTATTGGATATTCAGGACTTTATCAAGGTCGTCCACGTAGAAAGCAAGGGCGAAGATTTCAAGAAGAATGGTTCAATCATCGTGTCAAGTGGGATCAAGTACCTAAACGCAATATGGTTTGGGTACGCTATTGGGATAAAGCAGGAACTGAAGGTGGAGGTAAGCGAACGGCAGGTGTGTTGATGGGAATTCATCAGCCTACGCTTATGGTTTACGTCGCTGATTCTCATTGCGGACAGTGGGAAGCACATAAACGTGAACGTGAGATCAAGAACGTGGCTTTAGCCGATAGTATTCGTTTTGGAAGTAAGAGCGAAGTAACTATTTACGTTGAGCAAGAACCAGGATCAGGCGGATTAGAGTCCGCGATGAATACTGTTAAGAATCTAATCGGGTATAAGTGTTATAGACGATCACCTCAAGGTAATAAGGCAGCGCGAGCAGAACCTTTCGAATTTTATGCTTCAAACTCGATGGTTATTCTTGTACAGGGGCCGTGGATTAAGAGTTGGCTTGACGAACACCTTGACTTTTCAGAAGATGCGTTGTTTACTGATCAGGTTGATGCCACGTCAGGTGCTTTCGGTGAGCTTGCAATAGTTGCGGAGATTGATGAAGATGTCGGAAGTGTTGGAGGATCAGTCTTCGGTTGATCCATTAACAGGAAGTAAGCAACGTTGTAAGTGCGGTTGGTTAGTTCCGAATAATAAGACTTTAACTATAACACTCAATCGTGAAGAAGGATGTGAGCACGATTATGAAGTTGCGGAAGTTGAAATGGCCTGTCCTGAATGCGGTAATGTATTTGCGGTTGATGGTTTAGTTCCGCTAGTAATACATTAAACGTAACTTTGAAGTGACACGGAGAAAAGATGGCGACGATAGAAATTGATCTAAGTCAACCATTCGAAGACCTATCTATCGAAAAGGTGAGAGCATTCGTTCAAGGCGTTGACGAAGGTATTCAATCTAATCGTTTATATTTGGCTGGCGATCATTGGCAAGATGGTACTGCGTGGATAGGGCCGCGTCCAGATGAAGCAGGAAATACGAAGTTTCAAGATACGATGAAAGAGATTTCGAAGGCTCTCGTATCTAAGAACGTTGTAAAGGAAGTAGTCTTTCGTCATAGTTCAGCCGTTATAGGTCACGATCCAAACTACGTCTTTACTCTTAAGCGTCCACTCAAGAAAAATACAAACACCGATCCAACAGGTGACGTTACTCCCGAAAAGCCTAATCCGACAGAACAAGAGGTAATCGATGAAGTTGAAGCTGCTATTGTCGAATGGTGGGATAAGCGACGAATGCTTCACTTACTTCGTAGTTCTGTTGAACGTTTGCTTAACGAAGGTAAGGTAGTGTTGCGAGTCTTTATTCCTCGTAACAACTTGACTATCGCTGAAGACGGTAAGGTCAAGATCAATTTCGCTAGTGGAGCGACCGAAGGCGATGCACTTCGTTCTGCGTTATCTAAGTTGTTTGTCGATTTAATTGATAATGATAGTTCTGGCGTACATAGTGATCCTAATACTCGCGCTGAGCTTGGATTTTATCTGACGAAGATTCCAACTAATCCCGAAGGAACAGAAGAGCAAGACGTAGCCGAGGTTTGTTACACTAATGACCAGGGAGAAACTATCTTACAAGTTATTACTGAAGGCGAGTCAACTAAAGAAGACGTAAACAAGACTGTCTTGAAGCTCGATGGTCATCTAACGATTTTTGAAGTTCGAGAAAGTGAGATTATTACTGAGCAAATTCGTCAAAATCAAAACCTGATAAACCTCGCGCTTACTATGATGACTCGTAATGTTGTTTATGCGGGTTTTCGTGAACGAGTTATTATCAATGCCAACCTTCCCGATCAAAAGAAGACGATTGAAGATGACGAAGAGAAGTTCTTCCCGAACGTTTACTCTGTTGGTGTTGGTGCAGTTCATAATCTTATTGGTCATACATTTACTGATGCTGCGGGAGTGAAGACCTATACTCAACCATCGATGCAAATCTTCGATCCTGTCTCGCCTGATACCTTTATTGCAACTGCCGACAAAGCTTATGCGAACATACTAGAGGAAGTATCGCAACTTCACGCGCTTATTGCTGGCGATGCAGTAACAAGCGGAGTAAGTCGTATTCAGGCCAAGGATGATTTTCGTGCTCGTGTGTCACCAACGAAAGGTGCAGTTGATGAACTTGTGCGGTGGATACTTGAAACGATACTAGCTTTTGCTGCATCGATTGCAAACAAGTCGGCACGGTACAGTATTTTGCGCGTTAATACCGATACGAAGATTGACATTGGTAGACCTGATGCGAACGAGGTAACAGTTGCGACAACTTTGGTCGATAAGAAGATATGGTCACGTCAACGTGTTCAGATATATACTGGCGTTGATGATCCTGCGGCTGAAGATGCGTTGATTTCACAAGAGAATCCGCAGCATAAGATCGAGCTTGCAACAAAACAACAAGTTCTCGCTAATGAGCAAGCGTTTGGTGCTTCGATTGGTGCGGACTCTCAGACAGGTGGAGCAGCGGGGCAAGGTGCGTAGTGTCACTTTGGAGTGATGAATTCGTTTATCCGACAAGCTGTTGTTCAACAACAAGACGCATTTGCTGAGCAAGTACGTAAGCTCGCAGAGATACTTGAACGAAGTGGAAATACCGATGCTTGGCAAACCAGGATGCAAGCTGCGATTCGGCAAAACATCTTAGAGCAAGCTCGTAATGTAATCCAGGCACGACTGCCAAACGGTGTTGGTGATATAGCGGCGAAGTTACTTCTTCAAGACGTTAAGTATCTGAATCGGTTTCGAAATGAGATTGATCGAAAGCTTGTTACTGACGAACTCAGTGTTGATGGTGTCGCTAATCGAAGTAGTCTGTATGGTCGTACTGGCATACAGATGGCGTGGATCATTGATGAGTCGCTTGAGATTGACGGTATCAATGAAGACGATC